CTCCGATTAGACGCTTCCCCCCCCACGCGCTCTCGCAAGAGGACGCGGCGGTCCTCGTGTCGTCGTGCCGAGGGGGCACGGCGGCGCGGGATCGCGCCCTGCTCGTCATTCTGTGGCGGGCAGGGCTGCGGGTTTCGGAGGCCCTGTCGCTGCGGTTTCAAGACGTGCGACCGCACGGCGGGGCTCTGGTGCTCCGCGTCGAGACTCCGAAGGGGTTTCGGCGCGGGGCCCTTCCGAGGGAGGTGGCCCTGGACTACGGGGCTGCGCGGCACCTACGACCGCTTCTGTCGCAGAAGTGTGCAGGGGAGTACCTGTTCACGACGCGGACGGGGGCACGCGTGCAGGCGAATCACGTCAGGCGCTTGTGCGGAAAGCTCGCCAAGCGGGCTGGTCTGGCGCGGCGGGTACACCCGCATGCGTTTAGACACACCTTCGCGGTGGAGTTCTACTCGGAGACGAAAGACCCCTACCTGCTGATGCTGGCGCTCGGGCATACGAGCCTGAGCACCACCACGAAGTACCTGCGTACCATTGGAGCCACCGAGGTTATCCAGGCAACGGCCGCGAGACGGTTTAGCTTGACACCGACCACAGGTGGCGTAACATCCCAAGAAGAGCACTACTGCTCGGGAGATACAGCGCTATGACCATAGCAACAACCGCAGCCACCGAGAAGGGGTCGGGCCGCATCCACCCCGTCAAGGTCGACACAGACGATCTGGAGCGGCTCCAGGCCCACGACTGGCACTGGAACCCGATCACGAAGAAGGCGCCGTACCGGCTCCTGACGCGCTCCGAGAAGCGCACGTCGTCGGGCAAGACGCAGCAGTCCATGCCGCAGTTCGTGCTCGGCTGGTCGCTGTCGGTGCGCGGTGCGCGCGTCCGGGTCGTGAACGGCGACCACACGGACATGCGCAAGGCGAACCTCAAGGGCGGGCCGGGACAGGGCGACAACAACAAGCGCCCCCGCAAGACGGTGCGGCGGGCCACGTCGATTCCGACCGACGCCGCGGTGAAGCCGTCGACGGGCGAGCTGCACATCACGACCGAGCAGCGGCTCGTGTACGTGGTGACGCGGCGCAACCGCAACGGCAACATGGCCGAGGTCTACGTGGGCTTCGACGAAGAGGCGGCCAAGGAGGCCGCTTTCGAGGCGATGTTTCCCGGCTCGGCCTAAGCAGCGGGCCCCGAAACAGTCGAAGGCGAAGGCGCAGCGCCGCCGCTACGTCTTCACGGCGGAAGACCGCGAGAAGGCGCGTGCGAAGCGGGAGGGTGTAGCGGCCCTCCCGCTCGTCGCCGCGTTCACCGCGGAGCAGAAGCACGAAGCGTCCGTCCGGGGCGGGAAGGCGCGCTGGCAGAACACGACCGCGGAAGAGCGGTCGGCCCACGCTGCGATGATGCGGAAAGCCCGCTCAGAGCAGCAGGTCACGCCCGATCCGCCCACGATCACGGACCACGGCATTCGCAGTGACTCCACGGCCGAGGAGCGCCGCCGCTCCCCGGTGTGGACGCGCACCCGGGACATGCTCCGGGCGCTCGACCGAAAGCGGTCCAGATAATGGGGCGGCACAAGATGCCGAAGCGCGTGGGGGTGAAGGTCAGGGTCTCCGAGGAGCTGTACGCGCGGCTATGGGCCCTGGCGGACCAGCAGGAGCAGACGATGCAGGATCTCCTGATGGGCATGATCGACTACTGTGTCGAGGTGCTGGAAGAGGAGAAGACGCCATGACCCACCGGACCCACCGACTCCGGAACGTGATCCTGGCGGCGTTCGCCGCCCTGGTCTTCGGCGCAGCGATCGGGCTGTCGCTCGGGGCCATCCCTGCCGAGTGCGCGACGTGCGGCTCGCAGGCGTGCGCATTCAGCTCGGAGTGCCCGATCGGCTGCACCTGCGCGAAAGGGGATGCAGACGTGTGGGGGCGCTGTGCCTCATGAGGGTCTTCGCAGACCGGGAGAGTGACGACGGCTTCGTGCTGCGCTGGCATTCTCCGAGTGTCAGGGAAGGGTTCGACCAGGGGCAGAAGGTCGAAGAACTCCTGCCCGCTGCGTACCGCTTCCAGAAGCTCACGATGGCGCGCAACGCCCGGCCGGGCCAGTCCCGTGCCGGGAACCGCGTCTCGGTCACGATGGTGGTGCGCTACCGGGGCGAAGGCGACACGATTACACTCGGAGCACTGGAGGCGCGTTTAGACTTGCAGAGCTGAGCCGGACGGCGTAAGCTGGCCCAGGTGAGGGGATGCAACACGGATTTCGGATCTCGCATCAGCATGGAGATCCCCTCTACGCGCTGATGCGAATAGACGGCCCTGGGCTCAGTTGCCCAGGGCCGTTTTGTCGTTTGACCCGGGGGGGTGATCGTGCAGCAGGCAGGGAGTGGGCTCGCAATTCAGGCAGGACCCGGGGTGAGCAACCCACCCGCGTGTCCGCTCCCTGTCTCACGCAGCACGTACCTGCGGCGCAGCATGCTACGGCTGCTGGCCGACGAGGAAGAGATCCTCGGGTTTATGCGGCGGCATGTCACGGTGCGGTGCGACTGTGAGCCACAGGGTCCGCCACACGGCGAGCAGTGCGAGGAGTGGGCTCGACTCTGCGAGGCTCTTACCCAGGTTGAGCAGCGACAGGCGATCCTGCTGGTTCGACACGGGTTTCTCGGACGGGAGGCCCTGTGTCGGTGACCCCCGTATCGTCGGATGGAGTACGCCAACTGTGGAGCGACAACACGTTTCTACGGAAGGTCGTCACCCGCTGTCCGCTGTTCGACCTATTCGAGCCGTTCGACGAGTCGGATGCGTGGTGGTTCGCCTGCGCCCGCTGGGAGTCGATGAAGCAGTACGGACGGCGCGACCTGCGCAGGACGATCCTCCAGTGGATCGTGCGCCTGCGCCCGGTCGAGCTGTACGAGATCCGGGCGCGCGCAAACAAGGGCGAGTTTGACAGCTACATGCCCCGGAGAGACGCGTGAATACGCTGCACCAGATCATGCAGATGGCGACAGCATCCTCGAAAGGTTCCGCACACTTCGACGAACTCGACCTGCGGCTCGTGACGCAGGACATTCCGCAGGAGTCGCCGCGCTGGCCGTCCGGCGTGCGCGCCTGGGATGACATGAGCGGCGGGGCGTATGGCTTCACCGCCATCTCGGGGAAGAAGAAGCTCGGCAAGTCGATCATCGCCGTGCGCAGCAGTATCGAGGCTGCGAGGCACGGGTGGTTTACACACTACGCCTACGGCGAGAACACGCCGGAGCTGATCGCGGGCATGGCGGCACGCGTGCTCGGGCCGGTGCCCGCAGGCGACCCGCCGGACTGGTTCGTAGAGCGGTGGCGGGGCATGCGATTCCGCCACGGGCACAACATCGCGGCGATACTCCAGAACGTGATGGCGTTTACACCCCGCGACGCCGATCGCGTGCTGATCGTGGTCGACTCGATCAACCGGCTGGCGCGGTCGGCGGGCGGCGACTACCTGCGGGAGCTGTCGTACATCTGCCGGATCGCGCAGACGATCTGCGAGGAGAGCGCGGGGCGCATCGGCGTCATGGTGCTCTCCGAGACGAACCAGCGCGGCGGCATGATCGGCCTCGACGTGGAGCACGCCGCGGGCTGCCTGATGTACCTGCGGCGCACGCGGGACCCGGTCAAGGTGAAGATGACGCTGGAGTCCCGGGAGTCGCCCGGAGGTGAGCTGGGAGAGCTGGAGCGAGACTGGGCGCAGTGCCGCTTCGACACCCCTGGGCTGGTGGAGAAGGTGGACCCGGTCGAGGACCCCGATATAGTGCTACCGTTGTTTCCAACACAGAGGGGGGTATAAACGTGGATCAGAGAGAGCTGGTCACCCGGCTGTCGGGTGACTTCGGTGTCAATCTGTCGGGCTCGCTGCCGCGCATCGCCGAGGCGCTGGACGCGGGGCAGGCCGAGGCGTCTTTCAGCGTCACGGTGCAGTTCAAGATCATCAAGCGGAAGGGCGAGATCGTCGGCTACAAGGCCGAGTTCAAGCCGCGCGAGCGGGTGCCGCTGGAGCCGAAGGAGTACAAGCTGTCGCTCGCCAACGGGCAGCTCTCGCTCTTCCAGGGTGAGCCCGCCGAACCCGACGAGGGCCCCTACGAGCCCGACCCGGAATGACGCCCGAGGAAGTGTGCCGCCTGATCGGGCACGTCACGAAGAGCGTGATCGAGCTGGAGCCAATGGTGATGGTGACTCGCTGTCATACCTGCGGGAAAGAGCAGCGTCGGGAGCTTGTGCTCCGATGATCCTCGGGATCGACCCCGGTCCCGAGAAGAGCGGCTGGGCCGAGTACGACCCGGTGACCCGGGCGCTGGAGGCTGGGGTCGAGACTAACGAGGCGCTCCTCGGCCGGATCACCCGCTTCAAGCGGTGGATGATGCCGGGCCCGCCCTCGATGCTGGCGATTGAGCTGGTCGCCAGCTACGGCATGCCCGTGGGGGTGACCGTCTTCGAGACCTGCCAGTGGGCCGGGCAGTTTATCCACTGCTGGCGCCCGTTCCCGGCGAAGGGCCTCTACCGGATGGACGTGAAGATGGCGCTGTGTAAGTCGCCGCGCGCGAAGGACACGAACATCCGGCAGGCGATCATCGACCGCTTCGGGCCCGGGAAGGCCAAGGCGGTCGGCGTGAAGAAAGACCAGGGACCCCTCTACGGGATCAAGCGTGACGCGTGGCAGGCGCTCGCGGTCGCGCTGACGATCGCCGATCAGCTAAGTGCTGTAGCGGAGCCGACGGAGCGCGTTCGTGTCGCGGGCGGCAAAGCGTAGCGGCGTATCCGGATAGAAGTCGTCGAGGCTGACGTCCGGCCACAGCGTCTTCACGATCTCGACTGCTGTGCGGACCTGCACCCGATCCGGTGGCGTCACCCCGCGCTCCAAATTCTTGAGCGACTGCTCCGATACCCCTTCCATGCGCTGCGAAGCGGCGTAGTACGTCCACCCGCGCTTTTCCCGTGCTGTTTCAAACGGCGTTTTACTCATGTTTATACCCTAGCGGAATGTTGACGGCACGCCACCCTTGGCGTATCATCGGGACCTATGATAGCGCCAAATCCCGGCATCCACGAGGGCGTACTGGAGGCGGATTACCACGCCTGGAACGCCATGTCGTCCACTGTCCTCAAGCTCTTCGACCGCTCCCCGGCCCACGCGCGGGAGCAGATGCTCAACCCGTCGGAGGAGACCGCCGCGAAAGCCTATGGCTCCGCGATCCACACGGCGGTACTGGAGCCCGAGGAGTTCGAGAAGCGCTACATCCTCTCGCCCTTCGAGAACCAGCGTCGGTTGAAGCGCGACGCCGAGACGTGGGCAGAGTTTGACGAGGGCCGGAAGGGCCGCGCGGTGCTCCGCCCCTCAGAGTGGGAGGGGTGCCACGAGATTCAGGAGCAGGTCTATCGGCACCCGCTCGCGTCTAAACTCTTGACGCAGGCGGCGCGCAAAGAGCTGTCGATCACCTGGGACTGCCCGCACACCGGGCTCCGGTGTAAGGCCCGGCTCGACGCTTTCACCGAGTACGCGGGCTGGACAGTGGCCGTGGACGTGAAGTCCACCGCCAGTGACGCACGCCGGGATGCTTGGGAGCGGGCCGTCAGCACCTTCGACTACCACATCCAGGCGGGCTTCTACATGAACGGGCTCGACGTGCTCGCCCCGATGGAGCGGCGCTGGTTCTGGATCGTGTTCGAGAAGGACGCACCGTATGGCTGCCGGGTCTACGAGATCGCCGAGGGCGCGCTCCGACTCGGGCGGCGGCGGGCGGACGAGTTCATGCAGCTCTACAAAGTCTGCGTGGACTCGGGCGAGTGGTCGAACTACCCGACCGAGCTGGAGATTGCAGGACTGCCGCCCTGGCGCATGTCGCGCGAGGTCGAGTACGAAGACGCGGAGGAGTCGTTCTGATGCCCAACTGTGAAGAGTGCAACGCCCCCGCGGACAAGCCGCACGCGTCGAATTGCTCGCTGCAATCCGGCCCGCCGCCCCAGTCGAAGTCGCAGAAGAAGAGGGTCGCCGCACAGACGGAGCCCGCCGAGCCGGAGATGCGCGAGCACTACGACTTCTCGAAGGGGAAGCAAGGCGCCATCGTCAAGCCGACGCAGACGAGCGACCCGCACCCCGACGTGGTGCTCCCCACCACCACGGCACCCGAACCGGAACGGGGTCCGTACCCGACCGACGAGTACGAGCCCTCCGTCCCGACGCGCGTGACCGAGCGCGAGCTGGTCGCCGCCGCGGTCGGACTCGAACTCCAGGGGCTCAAGATCATGGAGTTCGCGCAGGCGGTCGTGAAGAACAAGCTGGCGCCCGCGTGTTTCAGCACGCCGGAGTCGGTGCTGATCGCCTTCCAGATCGGACGCGAGGCCGGGCTCTCCGAGATGCAGTCGCTCTCGGCGGTCGTGGTCATCAACAACGTGCCGAGCTGGCGCGGCGACGCGGCGCATGCCCTGATCCAGAACTCGGGCAAGCTCCGGCACGGCACGGACGCCCAGGTCACCTGGGAAGGCGAGCCGGGAGCGGACAATCGGGCCTGCATCGTCCGCATGTACCGGGAGGGAGTGGACGATCCATTCGAGGGACGCTTCTCGGTAGCTGATGCAAAACGGGCGAAGCTGTGGGGGAAGGCGGGCCCGTGGGTGCAATACCCGCAACGGATGCTCTACTATCGCGCGCTCGGCTTCTGCGCTCGCGACGGCTTCTCGGACGTACTACGGGGCCTCGCGATCTCCGAAGAGGTAGGGGACTACGCGAGGGTCTCACAGGTGCGCGACGTCACACCCCCCCGTCGTGAACCACCCCGCGTGACAGATCCTCTGCTCGCCTCGCCGTCCAGTGCCGAGGGCGGCGAGGCCCAGGAGTCATGAAGGGCGTCCTGGCATGGCGGCTCCGCCGGGCCGCGCGTAAACGGAAGCTGCTCGTCGACCCCGTGGTCGAGCTGACTGTCCGGACCCAGTGCTGGCAGCAGCTCAAGTCGCTGTACGACCTCCCGGTCGAGTCGGAGTGGAAGGGGTGGCTCCTGTCCGGCTGCACCACAAACGGCGTCTCGGGCCCCCCGGGCAACAAGCTGGCCGGGGTCTCCCTCGGCGAGCCGGGCGACGAGGCGAAGTTCTGGCCGCCTAAACCCGCGACCTTGCACGACTATCTCTTCTCCATCGGTGGTGGGCTCGGACGCTTCCGAGTGGCGAACCGGATCTTCCGCGACTACATGCGACTCTATGTCCCACGGCTGACCGATCCGAAGCTCTGGCCGTGGTGGCACATCGAGTGGAAGATCGAGCTGTACGCGGGCGTCGTGGATAGCACCCTCGGGGCCCGCCATTTCAACTGGCGTCGCAGTCGCTAGGGGGGCTGTACGCCACGATCCCGGTCAGGGGGACTCTCATCCCTCCCTGGCCGGGATCGTCACGTTTAGACGCTCTCAGAGCGTCGTCGGCTTCAGCCTACGGAGCGCGGGGACGGACACGCGCAGCTCCTCGATCCCCGCGGCGAGCGCGGCCAGGGCGGCATCCTGTGCGCCTTGGCTCTTCACGCGGGCGATAATCACCGCCGTCATCTGCTCCTCGAAATGGACGAGCGGGTCGTCGGCGACGCTCTCCACCGCGCCCCGCACCGCTCCGAGGAGCACCCTGGATAGAAGACTCGTCAGGAAGTTCACGAGAGCTTCGTCCGCATGCGGTTGGCGACGTAGGCGAAGGCGCCCGTGGCCAGGGTGATGAACGCCACGTTGAAGAGCACCACGTCGAGACCGGGAATGCCCGCGGCCTCGACCCACGCGACCAGCGGGCCCGCGAACAGCTCGGCCAACATCGCGGCGATGCCGCCGCCGACCCCTACGGTCACGCCGTCGCGCATCGGCGTGATGGCGTCTCGGTTGGGCTGGGTCATACGTCCTCCTCCGGCTCATAGCCGGTGATCGTGAGCGTCGCGCTGCCCGGGTCCCCCATGTGCTCCATGAACTCGTCGAACGCGGCACCGGAGCTGGTGACGGCCCACCGGCCGTGCACGTAGCCGAGCCCGAGGCCGAGCCCGATGCAGCCGTGCAGCTCCTCCATCTCGTTCGCGATGTGGATCTTGATGCGCGTGCGCCCCGGCACGTCGAGCAACTCGAACGTGTCGTACTTGTCGCGGAAGCGCGCCGAGTTCAGCTCGTACACTCCCTCGGGGACACAGCTCACCCACGGCTCGTTGTCGAGCCAGGGACGCTCTACGGTGTAACACTGGAAGCCGTCCTCCAGCGAGAGCATTCCGAACACGCCCATCGGCGTCCACGCAAAGCGTTGCAGGTGCAGGTTCACCGGCACTCCCCCGTCTCCTGACACTTCAGCTTGCAATCTGCGGTCGTGCATTCGGGACACCACACTGTCGCGCACTGACGCAGGCAGACCTCGCAGCTCACCTGTGCCTCGACGGGCTCGAAGCGCGCCACCGTCACGGGCACGAGCCCCTCGGCACGGAGCGCGAGCACGATCCCGAGGATCACGCTGATCGCGCCACCGATCACACTGATGCGCCCCCAGGGGATCAATCGTTTTCCAGCATCTCGATCCGGTGGTCGAGTGCGTCACAGCGCTCACCAGTGCAGCGCGGCCCCGCCTCGGCGAAGGACTCCAACCGCGTCAGCCGTTCTCCCGCGCCGACCGACCGCTTCAGCACCCAGCCAGACAGTAAGAGAGCGATGCTGATGAGAATCGTCAGAAGGATGTTCACCGTTTGCAGTTTGCCGTTCGAGTCAGAAGCCATAGCTCTACAGATTCCTCACGCTCAAGATGAAGTCCCGGTGGTATTCGTGGGCCGAAGGAGATCCAGTGTCCGTGACGACCGCAACCGTGATCCGGTACTGCTCGCCGACCGTGCCGCCGTCCACCTGCTGCACACACTTCTTGTTCGCCGTGGCCTGCAAGGTGCAGACGCCGTTAGGCGTGATCGTGCCGGTACCCGGGAGGATTGCGACGATGGTGACGGTCGGTGTGCCGGTCAACTCCTCGGCCGTGGCCAGTAGATCCGTGAAGTCGAACACGAGATCGGCCACGTCGTTCGGGCTCTTCTCGAACATGACTGCCGCGCTCATCTTCGACGCCTCTCAGTCAGCGCGGTCTGCAAGTCATTGTATGCGCCGTCCAGCAGCATCTCGGCGTCGATGATCCTGCGGCCCTGGATGACACGCCCGATGTTCGTCGGGTCAATCTGCCCGGACTGCACGACGTCGTAGTGGACGTGATAGGGCCCGTCCCAGTCCCCGCCGAGAAGCTGGTTCGCCACCACGCGCGAGCCGATCACGGCCTCGATGCGGTCGACGTCGAGCGGGATGTGGCACCAGCCCTGCGCCGGGCCGCCGACCGCCTCTGCGATCCAGTGGCCCTCCATCATCGGGAAGATCGCAGGACCGGGCGTGTCCACGTACTTGTTCCGCGCGTACCCGGGCGACGCGTTGAGGTAGTTCTGAAACGCCCCGTTCGGGTCCTGTGCTGCGCCTGCCGAGACGCGGAGCGTCCCGTGCGTCAAGGTAAAAGTTCGCTCGGCGCCCGGCTTGATGATGATCTCGCCCGCGTCTCCCGCGCCTTCCCAGATGTGCCAGAAGGTCACGAAGTCGGGCGTCTTGAGAATCCGGATGATGCAGCTCACGGCAGCACTCCCCCCAGCCCGAAGGTTATAGGGTACGCCGCCGTGACGCGCGTGACCTCGCGAGCGCGCCACTCCGGAGTCGCCTTCGCCCGGCGTGAAGCTCGCGCGCGTAGGTCCGCAGGGCCACCAGCCCGGAACACGTCGAAGTTGTCGACGCCCTCGCCCACCAGATTCGTGTCGGCAAGCGCCAGCACACCGTCCACGTACAGGTCGGCGATGATCTCGGCGCGCTTCAGGTCGTGCCGCTTGATCTCGACGCGGATCGCGCTCATGAGACGTCTCCCAGCACGTCGCCGGGGTTGCCGGGTGTGCCGTCCGCGTTGAGCCACGTCACGTCATGTCCGTTCTTCTGGATCGCCTTGCCCGCCGCGCCGCCCGTGTAGATCGTGGGAGCGCCAGTTTTGATCGTCGCGTCGGCTCCCGCCGTCCCCGGAGTGCCGCCGTCGCCGGGGTACGAGATATTCCCTGTCCCGTCCGTCCACGCACCGCCACCGCCGCCACCGCCGCCGTAGATCGACCCCTCGTTTACGATCTCGACGTCGCGGTCGAGCACGATCGCGTCCATGCCCGCGACTCCGTTCGTCCCGGGCGTAGTGGCGCTGACGCCGCTCAAGATGAGCGAGTCATTCCCGAGTCCGCCAGTCTCGCGCTCCCCGGTCGCACCGTGCGGCCCGCCGGGGATGTTGCAGGCGTTGAGCCCCCCCGTGCCACCTACCCGCACACCGGGATCAGAAAAGTAGAAAGTCTGAGCGCCCGCGCCGCCGCCGCCGCCGCCCACGCGCTCTTGTGAAACCTTGCCGCCACCAAGCTCACACGCACCCTTGCCGCCCGCGCCACCAGGGCCGCGTACTGCGTGCCCTGACTCGATGTGGATGCGGACGGTCGCGCTGGCGTGGAAGCCATCTTCGGCGGGCAAAGCCGTGTAGAGCGCATTGAACCCGGCCCCGATGTTCGTCCCGCAGACCTCGGTCGCGTAGCTACGCGCGCCCTCGATTGCGCCGTTCAAGATGAAGAGGAATTGTTGCGCCGCGGTCGGGCTCCCGGCTCTGTTCCAGAGCGATGGCGCCGCCGCCACGGACGGGAACGTGTCGGCGCCCCACAACTCGGCGCCGATGATGTGATGCACGGCCCACAGGTTCGGCGTGTCGGGGATCTCGCCGAGCCCGCTATACGGCTTCGTCTCGAACGTCGGCAGGTAGGGCTTCGTCTCCAGTGTCGTGCCACGAGGCTTCGTCTCGTAGGTCGGCAGGTACGCGGACACCTCGCGTGTCCCGCTGTACGGCTTCGCTTCGAGTGTGATCGTGGCGGGCGTGGTCATGTCGCGTCGATCCTACGGCCCTCGTCCGTGTCGGTCGGGTCGTGCTCCTCTTGGAATCCGGCGAGCCGGTCTACGTACTCCGCCCGGATCGCAGCCACGAGCGCAGCGTCGTCCGCCGGGGCCGTCACGGAGAATTGGTAGCGACCGCCGCCAATCGCGCCCGATTCCATGTCCGCGACCTCGCGCGCGGTGAGGTAGCGCGCAGCGTTGAGGCGGCGTGCCTCCGTGACCTTGCCGACGTCGCCCCCATCGGCGTGCTTGAACGAGGCAGGGAAGAGAAACACACAGAGCACCTCGCGGTCGGCGCCCAGCGGTGCCGAGCGGATGATGATGATTTCATTAGCCATTGATGCCCCCTGTTACGGGTTGGGATAGAGCGCGAAGTAGTGCCAATAGGCGTTCCGATACCACGCCTTCTCGCTGCCGGACTGATCGACCGCGAAAATCCACGTCTGCACATCCGGCACGGCGCCGTCGGCGGGGAGCCACATCAGCGTGGTTTTCGGGTAGTAGACGCCCTGCGTGTGCCTGGGTTCGGTGACATTCATCCCAAGGGATCCCCAAAAGTTGGAGTAGTTAGCATCCCCGAGGCGCAGCCCGGCGCCGCTGTTCGGGTTATCGCGTGTGTACTTTAACTCGCACTCAAAGGAGATAAATGCGTAAGCCGCGCCCGCAGCGGGAGCCGCTGCGGTGATGCCGAGATCGTATTTCAGTGTGTACGTCACGCTGGTCGTCGTTCTCTCGGTCGCGTCCTCGCCCGTCTCCAACGTGCGTAGCATCCATCCCATGCTCGCCACAGCACCCGCGCCGCGCGTGTAGAGCACCTGCCCATCGGTCCCCGGTGCCTGCACCAGTGGCGCCCCGCTCGCGTCCCACAGCAGCACACCACCCGCCGTGTCGTCGTGCATGTGATCCGCGGCGACGATGGCTTTTCTCGCTACGCGATGAGGCAGCGGGAAGCCGCTGACTGCGCCGACCTGACGGTGCCGTGCCATTACGACTCCACGATCCGGTTCACCTGACCGACGATGTTGATCTCGCTCGCGTAGCTGCCAGTGTCGCTGTACGCCTGCACGACCTTGCCCGAGTCGAGCGTCAGCCCGTTGATGACGATCGTCAGTCCGACATTCGGCTGGATCTCCACCGGGATCTCGTTCGACGTACCCGCCGCGCCCCATTCGAGCTTCAACACGAACGCGCTCGTCAGGTGCGAGTTCACCGCCTCGATGTAGATCTCGTCTTCCCCCGCGGCCGTGTGGATCGGTGTGGCCGTACCTGCCGAGGTGCCCGCCACCTGAATCGGCTGACCGCCCGCACTGGACGAGAGCGTGTGACGTGTGACCGTGACTGCCATTAGGAGAACACCTCATTGACCAGCATGTCGTGACCCGACCCGAAGGCACCGCTCTTCAGTGACTTCGCGATGTACAGCTCGACCTTCGTAGTCCCGGCAGGGATGACGACGCCGCCGACCAGGGCGACGGTAACGGTGGTGTCGGGACCCGGAAAAGTCGCCGACACCACCGTCCCTTCCACGTCACCCCCCCCTGAGAGTTTGATGCGACGCCCCGCGTTGAAGTATGCGGTCATATTCGCAGCGGCCACACGCAGCACGTAGTCGCCGTCCTTCGACACGACCAGCGCGTCCCCGTCCGACTCGCGCATCAGGTCGAGCCATTCCGGATCGTCAATGAACGTGCGGTACATCGACATGAACTCGCGCACGGCGTTGTTCACATCGGTTCGATTCATGTTCTCGGGCAGCCCGTTCGGCACAGGACGGTTGTTCTGCGCGGGCGTCTTCGAGAGCTGGAAGGAGTCCTGGCTCATTAGTTCGCCGATCTAGAAATCTCGTACCAGTTGGTGCCGTCACAGACAAGTGTAATGGTGTCGTTGTCGTTCGAATCCCACAGGCCCGCGATCTTCAGGTTGTTGGCGTCATTGAAGTCGCCCGTCGCGCTATCGTTGATGAACGTGATGATGCGCCCATTGTTCCCGGTGGCCGCGATCGACGTGGTGATGAGAGCCCCGGTGAGATTCATGTACTCATGTCGATAGGGCGCAGTCCATGTAGGCAGGGTCAGCTCGCCCGTGGCGAATGCCATCGTCGGGATCGTCCCGGGCTTGCGGACCTCGACACGGTGGACGCGCGCGATCTCGAACCAGTCGGTGCCGTCGCTCTCGAGAATGAGCACCGAGTCGCGGAGCGACGTGAACGCCGCGACCAGCTTGATGTTGCCGGTTTCCAGCACGGCGCACCCCGGAGTCGTCAGCACGACGTTGTGATCCGCCGCCTCGGTCGTCAGCGCGACGCCTGCGTCCATCGTGATCGCACCCGCCGCCACCGTGTCGATCAGGTACGACCCGTCATTCGTGCCGGTGCGCGAGACGACCGTGACCGTCTCCGCATCTTGGAAGCCATCGCTCAGAAAGCTCCCCGCCGTGCGGACGATGGTGTCGGGGTTCACATCATTGAAGGCGATCGTATTGCCCTCGACGTTCGAGCCGCCGTTGCGGAAGAGGAGCGTCAGCCGCCTCCCAGCGTGAGCTGCCGTGATCGTGGAGATCGACGTGGTGCCCGTGACCGTGAAGAAACCGTAGTTGCCAGAAGGGGTGATCGTCCCGGCAGCGGTAATGTCGGTCATCACGCCCGCGTCTTCCGTGGCGTAGCTCCGGACCACGAGATTCGCGGTGAAGCAGTCGAACACGTAGATGGTGCTCGCGGGCGAGCCGGACAGGACCCGGATCTGCGGGACGCAGTACACAGAGTCCGCGGGCGCCACCGTGCTCGTGAACGAATACTCCGCGTAGCTGGCCGTCACCGCAAAGTCAGTGTCGAAGCTCGACCCCTTCGAGGCGCCAGCTTCATCGAAGAACTCGATGCCAAGCGAGACAAACGCTCCGCCCGATCCCGTGCGCTTCGCGAACACACGCATGGCGAAGCGGTCCCCGGGCGAGCACGGGATGTGCCGCGTCCGGTCGGTGACGTTCTCGTAGTTGGCCTTCAAGTACGCCGAGCCGGACTGGCTCGTAATGTCAAACTGGCACGCCTTCGCGCCCGCGTGCGGGTCCGACACGATCGACCAGCCAGTCGCGCCGCCATCGACCGTCGTCCACTTCGACAGGTCGTTGTCCTCGAACGAGGAGTCCTTGACGCCGTTCACGCCCTCGAACCGCTGCGTCTCCAACTGCTCGGAGAGGGAGAGGCCCGCAAGATCGGTCACGCACGAAACGTGTACCTCGGTGATCGACCCGGGCACGTCCGCGTCACCGTCCACGACCACAGTGACCGTCGTGTTCGGCGGCGCGTAGGCGACGACACTGATGTAGCCGTAGACCGTGGACGTGCCGACGATCTTGACCTGCCGGTTCACGGTGTAGATGCCGCTGTGGTCGCCCCCCGTCTCCACGCGGAAGTTCGTGTCGTCGACCTTCGTGATCGTCTCGCCGCGCGTCATCTCCAGCCAGGGCAACGCGTTGATGAGCGTCTTCCGGATGACGGCCATGTGCTCGCGCACGACGTCGTTCACGTCCGTGCGGTTCATGTTCTCCGGAGCGCCTTCCGGCACCGCCATGTTGTTCGAGGCGGCCGTGGGGCTCCAGTCGAAGACGTTGTAGGTGGTCTCGGCCATTAGCGGAATCTCCGTGTGGGGCTGACCGGCCGGGGCGGGCGTCCGGTTGCGAGGCCCTCGTACTCCTTGCCCCCGGCCTCGACGATCTTCTGCATCAGCTCGCGGGCCTCGTCATCCATGATGAACGCCTGCTTCGAGATCACGGCGGTGCCCGAGTTCCGCGCCTTGGCGTTCTGCTCCAAGATCTCGGCGAGCCGCACGCGCATGATGTGCAGCCCGAGCTGGGCGCCCACCATCTGCTTCGGGTCGCGATAGAACCGGGGCTGGTACTCGTCATCCACGAAGTTGAAGCGCGCGGTCTGCTTCGTCTTGCCGCCTGTGAGCTGGCGCATGATGTTGGGCAGCGGCGAACGGTCGCTGAAGCGCTGCGTGATCTGGCCCTCTGTCCCGAGCTGCGCCACGTCTTCCATCACCTTCAACTGCGGGAAGATCCGACCCAGGCGATGGAAGATCCCGGCCGCCGGGCCGGAACGCGTCACCACCTCTCCGGTGATCGAGTCCTGCTCGTATGCCTGGGTCTCCATCGCGTTGCGGAACGGGACGTAGGTGCCCCACCGGCCGAAGTTCCTGCCCGCGTACTGCTCGCTCAGGCCGAACTGGATCAGCGGGTGCAGCGCCAGGAAGGTCTCCGGCATCGCCACTCCGTAGAACACGTTTAGACCGCGAGGGCTCATGAAGGTGGCGGTGCCGTCGTTGTTCAATCCGGCGAAGATCTCGCCCTGCAAGAACTTGTCGAGGTGCTCCTTCGGGAATCCGAGATGCCGACGCACTTCCATGTCGTCGCTCATCTGCCCGAGCGCACCGAGCTTCTGGATGATCTGCGCCCGCATCGGACTCTCGAACGGCATCTTGAGCGTGACGCGTGCGATCTCGCGGTACCAATTCCAGAACGGAATCGCACGTCGAATCCACCGCCGCTCGAACGGGTGCATGTTGTTGAAGTTGATGTGGACGTCGTCGACCTTCTTCAGCAGCGCATCGACCGTGGCCGGTTCGTCGAGGAACCGCTCCATCTTGGCGAGCACTTGCCGGTCGTCGAGAACAGCCCGGCCCGTATCCTTCATGAGCTGGTTCCGGGCCTCTTTGCGGCCGACCTTCAGGTAGATGCGGCTGCGGAAGTGGTTGTCCACGAGCTGATTCAGCTCGAAACCGAGATCGCGCGCCTTCTCGATTGCCTGCCGACTGCGCGAGCCACGTCCCAGCAGCATGACGTCCGAGTTCGAGATGGCTTCGTGGATCTGTCCGAGTTTCGTCTCGGCCGCCCCGCCCATGTGCGCCCGGTATCCCTCGGCCGCCACCATCGTCTCCGACTCCAGCCGCTCCGGCAGGACGCGCACCTCTTGGGCCGTCAAGCCGGACGGCGGCGGCAGATCGGCGCGTCGCGCCTGCCTGCCCGTGGCGGCGTTGCGAGACCGCACGGCCGCAGCCTTACCGGCACGCCCAATGTCCGCAACCAGTGTCGCGGGATTCAGGCCCGCCGTGGTACCGAGCACGAGGCCACCGACGATGTTGTTCACGTACCACCGCGGCGAGAAGGCGAGCACCGAGGTGCGCCACGCGTCGAGCGGCTTATCCATGATGAGCTTCATCATCGGATGGGGCGCGCTGAACTGCTGGTCGATCACCGCCTTCATCGAGTTCGGGATCTGGTACACCTTCTCGGCCCGCTTCACACCGATCATCCCGGCGCGCATCTCCGGTGCCCCGAAGACGTGCTGGAGCCCACCAGCGATTGCTTGTTCAATATCCCCGCCCATCATCCCCAGCCGATCGGCCACCTCGCGCGAGAGATCCGAGTCATTCCGGTAGAACTTGAGAAAACCGTCCGGCGCGTAGGTGCTGTACCCATCCTTCAACGCGGACTGGATCGGGCGCCCGCTGATCGCCGAGAGCGGCAGCTCTTCGGTGAAAGGCGAGTTGACCAGCTCGCGGATCAGCTTGTCCGCGTTCACGATGCGGAGCGACTGTGCACTCATCTGGTAGAGCTGCGCCTGCAAGTCCTTCACCTCGACGTTCCGCAGCAGCTCCAGGCCGGAGAAGTGGCGCACGATCGGCGGCTTGCCAGGGCGACGCACGCCGGTACCGAGCATGAACCAGCGACGCACCTCGTTCGCGTCGTGCCCCGTGAAGCGCGGAAAGTACACCGGGTCCAGCTCGGTGAACTGAGGCAGGTGGTGGTAGTCGCGCGTCACGTCGTCGACCATCGACTGCACGGCTTTCAGCTCACCCTCCCATTCCTTCACGCCCATGTAGAGCGGGTGCATCTCCTTCTCGTATCCCATCGCCCGCATGCGCTGGTTGTACTTGATGAGCCGAGTGTTCTCGCGGGCGAGATCGAGCGGAGTCCAGTTGCGGTACGGGATCAACTTGCCCGTGCGCGACACCACCAGCGGTGCCCATCGGCGGGCCTCGATGTTCTGCGCCGTCAGGAACCCGGCATCGAGCAGCTCGTCCTGCCTGCGCATGATGAGGCCGCGTGTGGTGTCGAGGGCATCCCGCATCTGCGGAGACAGCAAGTCCTTGATGGGCTGGGCCCGGCCTTCTAGGATCGGCACCATCAACTGCATCTCGTCATCGGTCAGATGGCGCAGCGCATCGTAGATCTGCACCTCGGCCTTCCGGCGCTGGGCGAAATGCAGATCTTTCGACGTGTTGACGAGCTTCTTCGCTAAGTACCACGAGTCCATCGCGCGGTACATATCGCGGCCGATCTCCGTGTGCTCCAGGCCCTTGCGCACGACCCCGAATCCCCTGCCCGCCAGCTTCGTGACCTTCATGTAGTCCGAGGCCGCGTCCGTCTTCAGGGACGTCTTGACCAGCCCGCGCTCCAGTGTCTCGAATGCACGCTCTATGGGTCCCGTCCCGACTCCCTCGATGCGGCGGAGTTCCCGGTTGAAGCGCGGCTCCGGGCGCACACGAGTGGCACGTCCGGCGCGCGCCGACAGGTTCCCCATGAAGCGCGCAGTGGTGGCAGTGCCGCGCAGCAGCAGCGACGGGACGGCGGCAATGAGCGTGGCATCGAGGGCCCGGTAGAGCGGGTACTCGCGGGCGCGCGCGGCAAACTGATCGCTCGACCAGCCCACCTCGCTCCCGAAGAGCTGCAAGTTCGAGAAGGTCGCCCCTTCGGGGATCTCGCCTTCCTCGACGAACCCGTAGTCCGAGCGCATCGCACGCCAGAGCTGCCAATACTTCGAGTACACGTCTTCCGGCCCTGCCGGGTGCGCGCCGAGAGCGAGCAACCGCTGGCGATCTTCCAGCGGCAGCTTCATCCACTCCGGCCGCTTGATCCGGACCTGATCCTCGGTGTCGAACTCCTCCCCGGCCACGCCCTTCGGGACGTTCAAGATCATCGACTCCCGCCGGTCCTCCAGCGTCTCCCAGCCGATCATGCGCTTGAGCATCATCACGCCGTCTTCCTTCAGCATCCACGAGAGGTCGTAGGGAAGCCGCGCCATGAAGCCCGGGATCTGCGAGAACTCGAACAGGTTGTCCTTCGCGTTGATGGCCGTGGCCCAGTTGAGCTTCGACCGCATGAGTGCGGCCAGTCGGCGCTCATCCGGGTTATCGGACTGCTCCAGACGCCGGATCTCCGGGTACGACTGCACGAGATCCGGCGACAGCGACTTGTTGTACTGCCGGAGGAACTCCGCGTGTGTCCCGAAGTTGCCCTTGAGCACGGGCGAGATCCCGGTCAGGAACTCCTTGCGCTTCACCAGATCGTCGGCGTCGCGGAACAGCTCCTTCATCTCCGGGTCCAGCTCAATATCCGGCAGCAGCCCTTCGGGCGGTTGCTGGAGCTTCTGCGGCTGCACCCCGAAATTCATGAAAGCGAATTTCTGAATCGGAGAGATCGGGAAGTCCGGCGTCTCGTACTCGCGCCGTGGGCCCGCTTCCAAGCCCACCGCCTGCGACGCGTCTCGACCCATCTGGCCGATCGCCTGCCCGAACAGGTTGGGCTGGGTGCCGGGCGGCAGCGTGTCGAGGTCCGGCTCGGGCGGGAACTCCGGGTGCTCCTGTCCAGTCGCCCGGCGCAGCTCCGCCTCTTCGTGCATCTGCTGCGTGACCTGACCGATCCTGTTCGGCGTGCGCTTGAAAGCAGGAGCGCCCGCCGACGCGAGCGACGCGCGCACCGACTCCGGGCTCAGGTCAACGTCGCCCTCTTCTAGAAACGACGGCGCCTCGCGCATCTCCGGCGCACGTTCGCCACCCTCGACCATGCCCAGTGAGCGCATCGCCTGTTCCAGCTCCTCGCGCGTAATCGGAGGGCCACCCGGCATTCACTACGGACCCTGTGCACCCGGGATGGACATGATGCCGTCCTTCACCATCTGGATCGCCAAGGCTGCCCGGAACTCCGGGGTCTGGTTGCCATCGGCATCCAAGATGGGCTTGCTCTGACTCGCGAAGCGCGCGGCGACCTGACCCTCGATTTCCCTCTGCATGCGCGCAGCCACATTCCCGTAAGCCTCTCGCTGCACCTCTTGGATCTCTTCCGCGGTCACGATTCCACCACCCTTCTTCTGATGCAGGTAGAAGCCGTGCGACTTCCCCCACCCCTTCGCCGCCAGCAGCCGCTCCGTCTCGCGCTTCCTCAACATCTGCATGCGGTTCAGCCTTGAGGCCGGGTCGCCCGCGTTCGGGTCGCGCGGTTCGGAACCCGGCATCGGCTTGAACCCGGCCTCGGTCGGGTACAGGTCGAGCACCATCCCAGACGAGTCGTACACCGGGCGCTTCTCGGTCGGGCTGTACGGCTGGGCAGGCACGTCGTCACGGAATCTGTAGATCGGATCTCCGCCCGTTGCGCGCGTCTCCGCGGGGTCGAGGAACTCCTCGCGCACCGTCGGGACGCCGTTCTCGTGACCCTGGAAGACCGAGCGCGACTGCGGCGCGGCGGCAATGGACTGCCCAACCCGGTTCGGGCTCGGCTCGCCGTAAGGCTGATACCGATCATCGAGTGGGGTCCCGGGGCGCGCGTTCGGGTCCAGCACCATGAGCTGCTTGCGACCGTCCACGATCTTGCTGAGCGTGGACGGGTAGTTCTGGCGCGACGTGCGGGCGCCCGTGAGCGCGTCCATGTACGACTGGCGCTTGTTCTCCGGCAGGTTCTCGTCCCGCAGGCGCTCGACCATGAAGTCCGTGATCGCCTTCTGGTTGCGCTGTGTGCCCGTCGTCATGTACGCCTTCCCGAGCCTCGGCCCGAGCACCGCACCGATCCACGGGTTCGGCTGATCCTGCTGGAGTGTGCGGAACAGGTCGTCGCGCGACTGTCGAGGCGAGCCCGTGTAGGCGATCGGCGGCGGCAGATCCGGCTTCCCCACTCCGGACGATCCGAGATCGCCGACTCTGTCGGCCAGGAAGTCGCCGCGCGGACGCCCAGGACCGATCGCATTCGCCTGCGGCTGCACGACTTGCGACGGAGGGCGCGCGCCGCCCTCTGCGACCACTGCCTGCTGCTCGTCGTCCCTGAAGAAGTCAAAGGCGCCCCCCTTCTTACCGCCGCGCGAACTCATCTTGGCGGCGAGCTTGGCCGCCGCCACCTTCTTCAGGAATGCGAGAACTGCCGGGGCCGCCATGACTATCCGCCCAGGAGCGACATATTCCAGCCGCTCGCACTAGAGGAGCCCTGTGTCGGCACCGAGGTACCGAGGATCTGCGCGAGCCGCGACTGCCGGAGACTGGGCTCGTCACGCAGGAAGTCGTGCTGCTGCTGCAAGGCGTCGATGACCGACTGTGCGTAGTTCTCGCTCTGCACACCCGCCTGGGCTCCGGCCTGTAGCGGCGCGAACCGCGTGCCGTAATCGAGCTGCGGCGCGAACTGCGATGCCTGCATCTGGCGCCCGCGCTCCTGCTGGTAGTTCCCGCCGTAGACCTGATTCGCGAGTCCGCCCAGCTCCCCGGCCAGCATGCGGCCCGACTCACCGAGCGCGCTCTGGTACGCGGGAGATCCCGTGCGCCCGGAGCCCGCAAACCGGCTTTCGAGATTCGGCATGACCGTCCGATTGAAGTGTCGGCTCACGCCCTCTGCCGCCGTGTTGAACGTGCTGTTCAAGTACGGGTTCGACGACGGATCGAGGAAGTCGCCGCGGAGTGTCTGGTTCGTGGTGTTGTACGCACTGTCCAGCATCGGCGACCCGGACAGCCCGAGGCCCTGCATCCGTTCGAGTGAGGCGGTGGTCTCGGCCGATCGCGGCGCCGTCAGGTCTCCCCCGTAGTAGTCGAGCGGCTGATTGCTGAAGTCCTCCGCACGCCCGTAGAGGCTGCTCAGGTACGGCTGTGCACCGCGCCAGGGTTCGTTACTCGACCGGCTTTGCTGTGATCCACCACCCGCCATGTCAATCCCCCAGGGGCTTCGAGAGCACCGTGTACTGCTCCTCGTACCCCGTCAGCATGCGGACCCATCCCCGGCGCCCGTTCACGAGCACCCGGTCGCACCCATTCATACGCGCCCACTTCTCCACGTCCGCCAGCGTCGAGATCCAGTCCCGCATGCCATCTCCGGCGCACAAGAGGATCTCGCACACCTTCATCCCGCTCGGGTACTCATTGATCTGCGTCACCCCCACGCACCGCACATTCCCGCTGTGCTTCTCGACCACGGTCCAGAGCTGGTAACGATCCTCCGCGACCAGCCTGAAGACGTCCTCGGTCGAGATCATCCCGCGCGTAAGCGGCGTCACCCGGTCGAGCAAGGGGCGACACAGCGGGCCCAGGATCTCCAGATGCGGGTTCGTGATCTGCACGAGCCCGAGATCAGGAGTGGTAGGTGAGTCCGAATGTCCGGTCTGTGGCTGCGTTTGAGTCATGGTGGATGGTGATCGTGCCCGTGTCGCTCGTCTGGTAAACGACCCCGGCAGCCAGAGCGACCGCAGCACTGGCCGTGCGCGGTACGAGCTGCGCGATGGTCTGGTCGGTCACACCGTCAACCTCGACCGCGGTGCTCGTGGCATCGGCGGTGAGCGTCACCAACTGGGTGTTGTTGGTGCGACCGTTCATGGCGCCGCGCACGGAGATCGCGAGCTTGCGGAGGTGCTCCTCCGTGTCAGCCCAGGACTCCGGCGGCAGGTCAAAGCGATTCACGGGTCTATCTCGTCCCAGTGAGCGTCGCCTGGAGATCGACCCCGGTGGCATCAGTGAAACCACCAGAGGGGATGTTTACACGAATCCGGTGATAGCGCCCGTCCGAGCGCACCGGACACTTGCCGTCGGGATTCTGACGCGACACCGCCGAGTAGTTGACGGTCGAGGTCGACTTCGACAGAGCGGCGATCTGGACCGTGGCCTCCGCGCCTTTGACCAGCGGGCGCACATGGGACACGCGGGCACGCCGCTGGGGATCGAGCTGCACGTCCCCTGTCTCCAGTGTGGCCGCAACCCCCGAGCCCGAGAACGTGCCGAGCTTCTCGGACCCGTCCCAGGCTGCGAGCGTCGCCGCGCCGTAGGCGCTCTGGCGCTGGTCGAAGCTCGCGAAGCCCGCACCGTCCACGTCATCGTCCGGTGTCGTGTCGAGGTGCACGCCGGGTGCGACATAGCGCGTCATCAGCTCCAGCCCGGCGGTGAACTCCAGCTCGCTAAAGCGGTTCAACACCCAGTTGTAGACCAGCGCCTTGTTCGGCGTGCCGCCCGTGTTGCCCGATCCCGGGTACAGGATGAAGGCGTTGGGCGAGTCCGGGTCCTGCGCCCAGCTCACGCGGTCGAGGTACGCACTGTCCAGATCCGCCAGGAAGGTCCGGTTGATCCGTTCCTCGCCAACGGGCTTCGACGCGGTGTAGTCCCACAGGTAGAAGCCGTCTTCGTCGCAGTAGAGCACCTGCCGTCCGCGCGGGATCGCGAGCCCCGGGATCAGCAGGCCCTTCGCGGGCTCGACCCGGGTGAATCGCCAGACCGTGTCGCCGCCCTCGAAGTCCATGCGCCAGATCGAATGCTCCTGAAAGATGCCGCCCACCTCGGCGCCATCGTTCACGACGGACTGCACCCAGCCCCCGCCACCTGCGAGGGCCTGCTGGCCCGAGAGAACCGAGATCGCCAGATCGGAGCCCGGGATCGGCCAGGAGAACGGGTTGTTGTTGGCGCACCACGCCACCGTGTCGGTCAGCAGGCCGTCGGTCACGGTGTAGACGTTCCCGAGCACCACGAAGTTGCGGACCACGCCTGCATGCCGTGCTCGCGGCACATCCGTCGCGAGCACAGCGAATGCGGTGCTCGTCTGGAGATCGAAATACTGCGAGTCGTCATTCGGGTTGACTGCGATGATGTTGTTCCGCCAGCGCACAAACTCCCAGCGCGCCTCGTCTGTGACGTGGTACCCCCCGGCGATCGAGACGTCCGTCAGCCCCGTGCCGTCGAGCTTGTAGAGCTTCGTCGCGTTCCCCACGACGTTCACCGGGTTACCCGCGTCGTCCACCATCGCGATCGAGCCGCGCGCCCGTGCGTCGATCGCGCTGTGCCCGCCATCGGCCCAGGCGTTCATCGGCGCGTATCCGACCGAGATCGGGACCACGCCGCGTGCGACCGTCACGCCAGGGTTGGCCAGCTCGGGCGCGTCCGGCAGCCATTCACCGAAGGTGACCCTCATGCGAAGGTATCCGGGCGCATCCGGAGCGGCCCACCACCGAAGCGCGCATGCCACTCTTGGATGCGCAGCTCGTCCGCGGCGAGCTGCCAGTCGGCATTCGATTCGGCCTTCGACTCCTTGTCCTGCAAGTAGCCGTGGGCGTAGTAGAGGGCGCCGTGGAGCAGACAGTCCGGCGCGTTCAACAGCAGCCAGTTGCTCGTGTTCGCCTCGGAGAGCGCGGTGATCCCGGCCGTGTAGTAGATCAGCGTGTAGGCGTAGGCGCCGTTCGGGATGGGCGCCAGCTCCAGCGTGTTCGTGACGATGGCACCCGCCTTCGGCTCACCGCCCGTATCGTTGGTGCGAATGTCGCCGAGCTTCTGGAGCGACACAATGTCGATGTTGCGCTCGGGGCTCGTGCCAGAGACCCACAAGTCGCGGATCTCGCCGAGTGCCGCGGGCAGCGTGATGTAGCTCTGCGACGCCACCATGTTGCCCGTCGTCTTCACCTCGGTGAAGCGGAGCCGGAGCTTCGTGCGCCGTTGCGTGCGCAGCTCGGCCAGTCGGATGAAGTCGGGGATGCGGGGAGCTACATCGTCCCGCGCGAGCCAGTCGGCGACGGCATCCTTCAGGGCGTTGTAGTCCTCGAAGGACGTCACTGCCATCTAGACTCTCCCTGGTGCGGTCCTCAGATAGAGGTATTCGGGATCGTTCAGCTTCCGCTGTACACGCGCCCAGTGCTCCGGCTTCATGACGTCGAGCTGCTCCTCGACCAGCCACTTGTGCACCAGCACGTTCGGGATGCTCGCGACACGCTGCCACTCGCGCGACGGCGAGTACCCGTCTCCTCCGTGGACTTGCAGCTCTCGGTTGTTATCGAGGATCGGGTCGCAGTCCTGCGAGTAGCGGAAGATCAGGTTGTCGGTGCCCGGGTCGGGGATCATCTCCTCGTGAAGACACCCCGCCGACGACGCGCGTTGCGCAAGCCGCTTGTACGTGCTGCCTTCCGTGAACTTCATCAGGAGAAGGTGCCTTCGTCACCACCGCCGTTTTCGAGCGGCGTCATGAACAGCGAGCCGCCTGACGCGGTCTGCTCCGTGCGCAGATGTGTAAACCCCATCACATCGAGCAGCAGTGGTACGTTCGGGCGAATCGCCGAGAGCGTCGCGCTGGTCTCCGTCCCATTCAGGTTCGGGCGAATGCGTAGCACCTCGCCCGTCGCGTTCACGAGCATGATGTACTTCGGCCGCTGTCCCGCGGAGTTGAAGGGGATGGGCGTGTTGGCGATGGTAGTCACGGCGATCGTGACCGAATCCGCTGCGATCTTGAGCGGCACTCCGTTGATGACCATCAGTTTCGCCCCACACGGCAGACGAGGAAGCCGCAGGCCCAGGTGCCCGTCGTGGCCGCAGTGGCCACGATCTCGATTGCACCGCCCTCTGCGACTTGATCCGTTGGCGTCAAGTCCAGTGAATTCGCGTGACTCGTGGCTTGACCCTGCGCGCCCGTGACGCTGATGGAGAGCCCGGCGACTGCCGTCCCCCCGATCTCGACGGTCACCGCAGAAGTCCCCGACAGGGTCTGTCCCCACGCGAGACTCATCGAGACGATGGTCAGGTCTGCCGGGGCAATCACCCATTCGGAGATGCCGTCATTCGTGTCGATCTGGAGCGGAATATGGATCAGGTACGCAGAGTCCACTACGCAGCCCTCCGCATGTGCACATGCACCATCGCCTTCGCAGGACCCGTCCCATTGCCGTCCGTCGTGATCGCAATGGAGTCGCCTTCCTCGAAGGCCAAGTCCGCGTGCTCCGGCTTCAACAGGTTGAACTCGGTCACATCCCCCACCGCGCCGCCAAACGCGACCGTGCCGACGATGATGGTGGCGCCAATCGCCGTGTCGTTCTTCTTGACGGTCATCCCTGTGTTCGGTGTGGTCGTCGTCGCGTACTGCACGACCCGCACCGCCACCACTTTGCTCTTCGTCGGGATCGCCGCATGGAGGGTCTCGGCCGTCCCGAGATCAGCGATCTTGAACGGGATCAGATAATCGCCTGCGACCCAGCTCATACTCCGGCCCCCCCGTCCCGACGTAGCACGATGCAGCAATGCCCCACGCCGCCCGTCGGCGTACCGTCATTCTGGAACCGGATCTGCTGGGTGATGCGGAAGTCCTGATCCTCTTCGTGCTTCAGCGCATACGACTCCTCTGCCACCACACCCGCGCCCGATCCTGCTGTCGGGATTTGGAAATCCAGATCCGCATCCGTCGTGCTGTCCCGCTGGCCCAGGAAGTCCGCATTGGCGTCGATGGCGCCGCCAGTCGTGCCCAGCGCCTTGACGATGTACACCTGCTCGTTCTCGGGCACGCCGAACGTGAAGTTCTCGGCCGTGGTGATGGCCGGTACGTGGAAGTACCAGAACAGGTCGTTCAGCGGCCGTGGTTCGTATGCCATCCAGCACCCCTCCGTCGCGCCGCGCGACCTATACGGTGAGATCGAAGACTGCGCCGCTGCCCTTCTGGTTCTTCGAGCAGAGCGTGTACTCCGTGATGAGCATGCGCGTCTCGGCGTCGCCGGTCTTCGCCAGCGGCGTCTGCTTGAAGGGCCTCAGGTACAGCACCTCCCACAAGCTCATGTCGAGGTTGAAGAGCGACCGCGACTTCTGGAAGCGGTTGGGAACGACCCTGTGCGTGCCGAAGTCCGACTTGTAAATGTCGATCGCGGCCGTCAGCGTCTTGTCCTCGCCCACGTCCATGCGGGTGCTGTTGCCCGTGAAGCTCGATACGCGCTGCTTGTTCACGCCGCCGCACATGATGATGGTCGGCTCGCCACCCTGGTTCCAGACGAGCTGGAGGTTGGTCTTCACGAGCGCCTCCGTGATCGCCCGCGGCGTGCCCTCCGTGATGGCGCCCGCGTCATTCGGCACTTCGAGCGTCTGCGGACAGATGGCTCCCGCGCCGAAGAACGACGTGTTCGTCACCATCCAGTTCTCCAGACCCGCGAGCTTCCGCGTGTCGGTGGCCGACCGGGCCGTGTCCTGCGTCAGCCCGTACTCCATGTCCCGCTTCAGCTCCTTGGCGCTCTTCGCGAGCTGGTATGCCAGCTCCGACTTGCGCCCGGCCTTGTCCACCGTCTCCAGCGTACCGGAGATGACCACGACCTTCCGCGAGATCATGCAGTTGTTCGTGAGCTTGACGGTCTTCACCATCAGGTCGCCCGCGGCATCGTCGCCCTCGGCCTGCGCGTTCTCGCCCGCGGTGCCCAGCTCGTCCTTCTGCCACTCCGGCGCGGTGGCACTCGCCTTGCCGCGGCCTGCGTTGGACATGAAGGGCGTGTCGGTCGGGGAGATCATGTAGATCAGGTCACTCAGATCCTCCCGCATCCCGATCGTGTCGTAGGTGTCGTAGGTGTTCGTCGGGTGTGCCATCTAAACCAGATCCCCCATGAGTGCCGCAGCGTCCTCGACTGAGCCCGATGCGCGCAATCGTTTGCGGAGCGCGACTCTCTGCTGTCTGGATTTATCCTGTTCTGAGTTCCGGCGTGCACCTGCGCGCACGACCTTCTTCTGCACCTTTTTGATCCGCTTCTTGACGAGCTTCCCCTTGTGCTGAAGCTCGTCCCACTGCGCCGCCTTATAGGCTTGCAGCAGAATGCGGTGGTCGTCGAGCATGGCGAAGTCGTCATCCTCGAATCCGGCCGCGCGGAGTGACGTCTCGATGCCCTTGAACGCTTCGGCGCGGACAGGGTCCTTGCGCCACTCCGGCATTTTCTCGTAGAGCTTGGCCTGCTGATCCCGCGCGAAATCGGCGCGGATCTGCTGATCGGTCTCGGACTGCTTGTCCGCCTCGGCCCGAATGAGCGTCAGGGCCTCCTCGATCTTCTGCTTCTTCAACTGGTGGTCGCTGAAGCGCAGCATGTAGTCCTGTGGGTCTTCGAGCTTCAGCTTCTCCCAGTCCGTCCCGCGCTCGCCTTCGACCTCGGTCAGTAGGTGATCCGCGGCCACTGCGAGCCGCTCGACCGACTTCTGCGACGTCTCCGCGTACTCCTCGCGCTGCTTCGTGAGCGCGGTCTTCTCTTCGAGTACGCGCGCCGAGTCGGCCTCGATCTGCTGCGTCAGCAGCGCGTTCTGCGGCGACTTCGTGTGCGCCTCGACGAGCTGCGCCAGCGTCGTGCCCGCGTCGTCGACCTTGATGGCGGAGAGGAACTCGTCCTGATCCATCTCGAAGGACGCGGAGAGATCGTCGAGGGTTGAGATCCCCTCGTCCTCTGTGTCATCCGAAGATTCGCCTTCCCCTTCGCCGGGTTCGGCGTCTTCGGTGCCCTCCGAATCGTCGTCGTCACCCTCGTCCGCAGCAACCTCGTCATCTTCGACGGGCTCCGTGCCAGGGTCGTCGTCGATCTCTTCCTCGACGACCTCGCCCCCGGGTCCCGTGCGCTTACGGGTGCTGTCTTCGGCACTCAACTCGGTATCGAGGAGTGCACCGATCGACGCTTCGATTTCACGTTGGCTCTGCGGCTGAGCAGGCTGTGTCACTGCGCGTTGGATTCCGCTTCTGCCGCCTGGACTTTCGCGACCGTGCCGTCCTGTATCAGTTTTGTCAACTCTGTGACGAACTCATCAAGCCCACGCAGAACTGCGTAAGCCTGTTCCCGCTCTTTGGTTTGAGCAGGCTGTGACCTACGAATTGCATTCAGCCAGCGCGTCTCGATTGCCGCTAATGCCGCGATAACGTGATCGTTCCCGAGCAGCTCGTGAACCCGGTCTGCCCGGGCGATCCTCTGTATCTCGTCCAGCTCACGCGGCATTGGCCTGTCCCTTGTGCATCCGGTCGGTCATATCTTTCTGCCGCGCCTTTTCGCGCTCCATTTCGATCCGCCGGTTCTCCAGCCGCTCGGCGCTCGCGATCCGCTCTCGCTCGATCTGCGCCTTCAGGTCGGCCTCGTACTTCGCCTGCCCGAGCCGATCATCGTGCTCCTGCTTCTCGATCTTCAACTTGTCCTGTTCGAGCTGGAGCTTGGCCTGGGACTCCTGCCCCTTCTGCTGCGCCTCGATCATCTTCGGGTCCGGCGGCGCCTCGATCTCCTGCTCCTTCGGGTCGGCGAAGAACATCTCGGGTGTGGTGAAGCCCATCGCCTCGGCCAGCTTGTTCGCGGCCCGGTAGATGTGCTGGGGCGTCACGAGCTTGCCGCCCGCGCCCGCCTGCACCATCTGCTGCTGCGTCGCGAGGATGGCTTGGAGCTGCGAGATCCGCTCGGCCGCCTGACTCACCCCGAGCCCGACCTCGACCTCCACGTCCATCTCCGTATCCCAAATCGACGGGTCGATGTTCACCCACTCGCCGCGCAGCCGGAAGACGCGCTCCTTCACGGGCGATGAGGCGTGGAGGTGCAGCAGATCCTTGAACAGCGACTTCAGGCCGCTATTGGCGAAGATCTTGGCGATCAGCTCGATGCGCTGGGCCGCCGAGGACATGAGCGACGAGATGCCAGTCGCGGTGGGGTTGAGCGCCGCAGCGTTCTCGCCCTGGGTGAAGGGCTTGGCCACGCCCGTGCGGTTCTCTTTCACGTCCTCCAGATACTCCAGCATGTTGAACGCCATCGGCCCGAGCGGCTGCATGAGCAGCGGCTCGATGGCGCCCGGCCCGGTGGTGCGCACGAGGCCGCCCGGCATGCTGGTGAGCAGATCCTCGATCTCGACCATCCCCTCGATGACCGCCGTGCGCGGATTGTTGATGAGGTAGAGGTTGTCGAGCATCTGCCTGAGCAGAGTCGACCGGATGAGCTGCAAGTCCATGACCAGATCTGCGATCGAGAGCCCGAAGAACTTATGCGGAATGGGGACAGGCGTGATGCTGTGGAGCGGGTTCCGGGTAATTTCCTCGTCATCCATCAACACCACGCCCGTCTCTCCGGCTACAACCACCTTACGCAGCTCGGTGTACCCGTCGCCGTCCTCGTCGATCCGCACATAGCACTCGGTCACCCAAATCTCGCGTGCGGCTTCATCGTGACGATCTGACGTGCTCACCGGGAAGGTCTCGTCCTCGGAGAGCCGCTCCGTCCGCTCCAAGTTGTACTCGGGCATGTCGTCGGACGGAATGCTCTGGAGGAAGTCGGGGTCGAACCCCATCGACACGAGATCGGAGACCGTGCGCTTCGCACGATGCGCGCTGAATGACGTATCGTCATTCAACTCCAGGCAACGCCGCGCGATCAAGAACTCTTCGGGCGGTACGCCTTCGACGCGGATCTCGTGCCGAATGTCCATGCGCCGAATGTCGACGTCGAATGTGGAGACGGGAGAGCCGTCCGGCCCGATCGCGGACTGGTCTTCCTCCCAGTCGAGGATCTCGATCGCATCGTCATCGAGCAGCAACGCCGCCTGCTCCTGCGTGATCTCCTCGTACCGCTCCAGCTCCGGACGCACCCGCGAGTCGAGGTAGCACTTGACGATGCCGTTCTTCTCCAGCAGGGCGGACTTGAACCAGTCGTGGAGAATCTGAAAGCCGTTCATCTCCTGCAAGAACACGTAGTTGATGTACTCGGTCGCCTGCTCGGCCGCGGGTTCGTCATCCACCCGGCGCGGCCTGTAGCTCACAACGCGCGACGTGCCCGTCAGCATGCGCATGAGCGTCGGCATCATCCACTCGATCGTGTCCGCGACGTCCGTCAGGATCACCTTAGAACGGCCGTCCTGCTCGTTGCCGAACTCCCTGCCGTAGTAATACTGGATGGCCTTCCGGCGCTGCTCGGCGATCTCGGACCCGATGCCGCCGATCGCGTCCTGAATCTCGAACTCGACGACCGCCTTGACCTGATCCTCGGTCAGCGGCTTGATGCGCGTCTCTTCGCCGCGGTCCTGCTCGATCTCCGGCACCTTCTTCAGAGGGATGGTCACTGCTGTTGCCCTCCGCCCACCGGCACACCATGCGACTGCGACCCGGGCTCGGCGATCGGCACATCCTTACGGCTCTCTCCGGGCTCCAGCTTCCGAGCGGGCGGGTCCATTCCGAGCTTGCGGAGTGTCATCGGGTAGAGCACGTCGCGGACGTCGATGTTGCCGTCGGGGCCGTTCATGAGTTGCAGCAGCTCGTCCGTGAGCTGCTCCAGATCGGCCACCTTGGCTTCGAGCACGTCGATTCGATTCTGGAGCGCAATAGCGGGCATCAGACAATCGCCAAATGCGGCGCCAGTCGGTCGTACTTCTTCTTCGGGGGGCGGATACCCACGCCGATCACACGAAGAGCGTCGGCCGCGTGCGACGTCCAGTCGTGCTTCGGCTTATCCCGGTAGAGCTTCTCGCCGTTCGGGCCGGTGAGGCCCTGGATCTCTTCCTTCGAGTATTGCCGGAGGGCGTCGATCCCGCGTGCACACTTGTTCTCGTCGATGTACGAGCGGTTCAAGAGGTTGCGCGTCGCGCTGATGCCGTCGTCGACCGACAGCTTCGCAGCCACGCGCATGCGAATGCCGAGGTTGCGCAGGCTCTCCAGCCGAGAATGCCCGGTGCCCAGCTCACGCACCTGCACGTCATGCGGCCCGATGTGGTCGCCGTAGGTGTACGGCTTCTCGGCCAGCACCTTCGCGTAGTGGTCGAGGCCGACGCCGCTCGACTCGTAGTAGTCGATGAACCGCACCTCGCGGGCGACCATCTGGTAGAACCAGATCGAGGTCGCGTCGCCGATTCCCAGGTCCCAGCCCGTGAGCACCGGCAGGTCGGACTCCCAGGGCACCTTGCAGATGCGGTCGTCACTGGTCATGCGCCCCATCTCGGCGGAGTAGTACGAGCCGACCAGCGGCGCATCGAAGGAGCACCAGTATTCCTGCTCGATCATCTCCTCGGGCATGCCGCGGTCACGCTCGGACTGGATCACGTCCGCCGAGACGGCGTGCGTGTCGTCCACGGTGAGCTTCTGGCCGAACCACTCCGGCAGTTCCATCGCGCTCTTCAGCGTCTTGAAGCCGTGGTTCCGCCCACGGGGCGTGTAGATGAACACGGCCCAGCCGCCGTTCTCGGCGAGAATCGGCGAGATCAGCTCCCACACCGAGGGGTTCATGATCGACCACTCGGAGAAGATGACGCCGATCGGGTTCGCGCCGACCAGCCGATCGGGCTCGTCCGCGCCGACCACCTGATAGGTGCTGCCGTTCGGCAGCCACAGCATCATCTCGTCATCGCGCTTGCGATCGACGCCGCTCTTGAGCGACGGATCTGCGGAACCGGGGAAGGCGTCGAGGAACGGTACACCGTCCCGTGTCTTCCCGTTCCACACAATATTGCGTCCCTGCCGGTAGGTGGGCAGGATGTGCCAGTACATGCCGACGCGCTGGAAGGCTTGCGTCGCGCAGAAGTGGATCATGCACAGGTCTTTTCCGGCGCGGCGGTGCCACACGCAGGCGGCACGCGCACCGAGACCTTCGTAGTCGCGCGCCTTCATCTCGCTGGTCTGGCGCTCCATGTGTTCCCACATGGCCATTTGGTAGGGCCGGGGAGACCAGTTGTTCGGCAGCGTCAGGTTCACGGACTGCGTACCTCGTCGCCGAAGCCGCGATGCGTTCCACCTTGGAACTTGAACAGCTCGTCGCGCTGGGTCTTCCCCTCGCGAATGCCCTTCAGGTTGACCTTCTTCCAAGTCGGCGGACTGCCGTGTAGCGGCACCTTGCCGGTGCGGGCCTTGCCGATGCGCCCGCCCACGCGCATGTACTGCATAATGTCGGCCTCGGGGAACTCCTTGGCCACGCGCTGCACCAGCTCGATGAGCGGGCGCGTGCCGAGTTTGTTCGTGGCGCCTGAGACCTGATTGCCGATACCGCGTCCACTCTCGGACATGCTGGAGAGCGTGACGTTGCGGGTATGGGGCTCGACGTAGAAGGTGACGTCGACGTCGAGCAGCTCTTTCTTGCCCTTCTGCGTCACGCCGAGATTCATCTTCACCTCGCGCGACGGGAAGACGGTGGTCATCGCATCTTCGACGACCACGTTCGGGATCTCGTTCCCCGCCCGGTCATACAGCCGTCCGCCACCGTACCCGCTCTTGCGCTCGACGCCTGTCGTGCCGTCGATCACTCGGCGCCACGAGGGGTCGTCGACGAAGGCGCGAGTCTCGCCCAGGGGGCGCTTCTCTTTCGCGGCCTTGCGGAACATCTTGACCAGAGGCTTGAAGGCCGGGTGGCTGATCGAGTCCGGGTCGTGGAAGGGGGTCGACATATCTTCGCTCGTGACCGAGCGGAAGAAGACACGCCGCGCGCCCTTCAAGGGCTTGCCGACGGCATTCAGTACCGCGGTCATCTGCGCGCCGGGGAACATGACCGGGGGCATCTCGACGCCGGTCCCCTGCGTCGGTTCCGCATCTGCGCGCGAGGGTCCTTCGAGCCCCCGTGTGGCCTTCGCCTCGATCGCGTCGCCGAGTCTCCCGGCGCTCGTGAGAGGACTGAGACCGAACGCGCCGCCGCCCTGCGGCGTATTCGGGACGAAGTTGTCCTGTAGGTACTGCGCGCCCGCGCCGATTCCGCGCAGCGCCGTGGGGACGCCCAGGTAGTTCGCGGCCTGGGCAGCTCCGGTCACGCCAATGTCGCCGACCATGCTGCCGAGACTCTGCGGGGTGACCGGCTCCTGCTGGTTCACCTGCCCGAGCAGCTTCCCGACGTTGCCGATGCCCTCTGCGAGCTTCGGCACTGCTGCACCCGCGGTGATCGCGTGCAGCATGGGGTTGCGCGCGATCGACTCAACGGCGCCGAACGACTCCGCATTCGGGCCGTGAATCGGCTCGTCTGCCCAGTCGATGTAGCGCTTACCAGCGCGCTTTACAGCTCGTCCGAGACTAGCCGCTCTTCCTGCGGGCATGCGTCCACCGGCACGTCAATGACGTGTTCCTCGCGCTGTCCGGTGGAGAATTGGATGATCTGGACGTTGAAGCCCCCGCCGTCCCCCGAGTGGATGACCTGCTGCGTGGGCTTGCCGTAAGCCTGGGCGAGCATCTCGCGCGCGGCGGAGACCTTGGCGCTCGGGCTCGTCTTCGTGGAGCGCATGACGCGCGCGAGCGTTTTCACGGCGAGGTCGACGTACTGCTGCGCCTGAGTCCGGGCCGAGTTCTCGGCCGCGGACTCCATCAAGCTGCCGAACGACTCGCGCTCGGCGATCTCGACCTGCCTATCGGTACTCCGCCCCATCCTCGTCTCCCAGGGGGGCGTCAGCCATGTCCGCCTCGAACCGGTTGAGCAGCTCCGCCATCGCCGAGATCAACAGTTCGCGCTCGGAACCGCACAATTGTGCCCACTGCTCCGGCGCTGGGTCCCCGTTCATGGCGCGTTGCATGGCGACCCACTCGTAGTGGATGCGCGCGTAGGTCTCGGCGTCAGAGCGGGTGACGATCAACACATCCTCGCCGAGTAGCTCGGCGATTCGCTCGATCTCTGGATCTGTGGCGTCACGCTTCTCCGTACTCGTAGGTACGGCCGCTGTCGCCTCGTCACCCTCTACGTGGGCGTTTTCCCCCGGCACTGCGCTTCCCCCCGTGCTTCGTCTTCGTCTTCGGCTTGGCGTCGGCCTTCAGCATCTCCCGGCCGATCTCGACCGGGATTCCGAGGGTCGAGCGTCCTGCGGCGGCAGCCGCCATCGCGCGGTGCTGCTTCGCGCTCTTCGTGGGCATCTAGCCCTTGCCGCCCTTCTTCTGGCCGACCACCTTGGCGAACCCGCCGCTGTGCGACTTCGTGTGGGCGCCCGTGTACTTCGTGCCGGTCATCCCGGCGGAGTCCTTGCCGCCGACCTTCTCGACGGGCAGACAGCGGTCGGTCTCGCGGGCGATCTTCTTCCCGCCCGGGCCGTTGTGCGAGTAATGCTCCGGATTCATCTTGGGCATGTTCACCCCCCTCGCGCGACCATACTGCACGGCGCTGGGCTTGACAAACACTGGCTGCACCGTTTAGACGTTCCCGTAGTAGCGCTGTCTGGACGGGCCCCGGGGGGTCGCCCGAAGGCCGGTAGCACCCCCGGGGCTCCTCGTTTAGTTGTGCAGCCCCTTCGGGGGCGTAACCGCCTCGGTCGCCGCGATCGACTTCTTCATCATCGTCACGGCCGGACCCTCGTCCATGTTCGTCTGCATGACCGCAACGCCCTGCGTTTGCTCGTCATTCAGGAAGATGAACGCGGAGAGCGCGTAGGCGACCTGATACCGCTGGGCGATCGGTTCGATCGCGTCATTCAGCTCCCGGGCGATCTTCTCGATTCGTGCTCGTGCCTCCGCGGGCACGCCCTCGGGTACCGTCTTCATGCGTCGTCCAGTTCGGGTGTGGGGTCGGGGTTAGGCATCGCAGAGTTCCTTTACTGCTCGTGCTGTTATCTCGGTGGGGGTCTCGTCAACGACGATGGTGCAACTCTCTGAGTAACCGTGCCGGAAGTTCTCGCTGATTCGTGAGCCCTTCCGCATCTGCTCCGCTCCCCACTTCGCCCCGGCCTCTACGCCTCGTCGGTAGGCGGCGGCCTCTCGGCGGGCTGCTTCCTTCCCTACAGCCTTCAAGGCACACAGGCTGATTGCGTAAGGAAGGGTGTCGGCTTCGGCTTTACTCATAGAGAGATGCCCGTGTCCCGGTTGCATGAACACCCAGCGAATCACGCGACCACCGTCGGTCGCGCCGGTTGAGTAGCGCAGATGCTGGTGGCCCCAACCGTCCCGCTCCATCTTCTCCACCACTTCCATCGCATCTGAGATGGAGGTGGAGGGGGACCACGATCGCCACACGCCTTCGATGAACCGCAGGGGGCCATCTTGAGACGGCTTGTACGCATCGGCGCTCGTGAACTCCATGATCTCTATCGCCACTCGCGCGTCTAGTTCAGGTCCCGGTTCCATCAGGACTCCCTTGTCTCCAGATGCTCGACGAGCACACTGGCAGCTTCACCTGGGTACCTGCAATCGCGAATGTGCTCTGCGATCTCGCGAAGCATTGCCCTGGCGTCGGGGTTCGACCGCGTGCTAGAGGTGTGAATCTTTCGGAGCCACCGCTCCGCCGTGCCTGTCAGGCAGGCGTACTGCGAGTTTTGCTCATGGCAATCGGTCACGGTTCTGCTCATTTCCTCACTCTCCATTCGGGTCCGCAAGTTGCTGTCGGACGATGTCTACCCACAGCCTCCAGATCACGACTTCGCGGAGCTTCGACTCCTCGTTGCAATGATGGATCTCACCGCAGACCGTGTTGCCCGTGTCCTCGGCCACCGCACAAGTGACGTTCGGGCCTGGGCCGGACATGGAAAGGAAGAGGCAGGATGCGGCGAGGGTGGAGATCACAGAATCCCCCCCACCCCAAGCCCCACGATCACCGGCACCTCACGCCACTCCGGGTCCATCTACGACAGCTCTCGCAGCACCTTGCCACTGTCAGCCACGGTCTGCTCGATCAGCGCGGTCAGCTTGTCGCGGATCTGGCGATCCTCGGAGAGCGTCTGGTAGTAGAACTCGTGCAGGAAGAGCCGCCGCTCCTGGGTGACCGCCGGGTTCGCGTCGCGCACCATCATCCAGAGCCAGATGGCCCGGCCACTGCGTCCGTTGCCATCCTCGAACGGGTGCAGCATCTCGTAGATGATGTGCGCCTCCCAGGGCCGCAGCTCGTGGTGCCGGATGCGTTCGAGCAGCCGGTCGAGCTTCGCGACCACCTCGGCGCCACCGCGCGGCGGCGTATGGTCGCCGATCCAGACGTCCATGCCCTTGAGGCTGCGGAGCCGCGCACCGCGCGTAAACGCGGTGACGAGATCCTCGACCGTGGCGATCGACAGGTCGCGCGCCAAGAAGTCGTGCAGCTCGCGCACTTCGCCCTCGCGCACCTCGGGAATGCCCTCGATGCGGTTCGACTCCTCCACGAAGCGCTGGAGGTAGCCCTCGATCTTCTCGGTCATTCGGTCACCTCTCCCTTCGGGTCTGCAAGCCGCAGACGCTTCTGGTGTGCGTCACGCAGCAGCCCGACGACTTCCAGCAGGGCCGTGCCGTCCGGTACGACTGCCGCGACGTAGATTTCGTTCGAGTGCAGGGACTCGCCCGCCTCGTTGTGCGCGGTGATCGTGGCGTAGTGGCCGACGTTGGCGTCGATCTCAATGCTGGTGCGCGTGATGCCGTCCGCGTCCGCCTCTTTGAAGAGGAAGGGCACGGTGCGCGTCGGGCTCTGGCTCTCCTCGCCCAGGTAGATCATGTAGTGATTGATCGGACCCGAAGGCGCGATCCAGCCGAACTCGTGCTCGGCTGCCGCGCTTGACGCGAACAGCACTGCGGCGAGGGCGGCGAGGATCACCTACTCCGCCTCTTCGATCTCTGTCTTCTGCTCGGTCGTGTACGCCGTGCTGCTCGACGTGCCCGAGAAGTAGTCGCCCACGTTCTGGCCCGTATAGCCCATCGCAGCACGGATCGACGCGCCCTTCTTCACCATCTGCGCCGTGTTCGACAGGCTCACGCCCATCGCACCGGCCTCCGCGAAGGCGTCGACGTCGGCGCCCAGGAAGTTCACTTCCCAGCCCGCCGCGCGTACACGCGCCATCGACTCCTGCACGGTCTTCTTCGTGAATTCGCGCGAGCTGTTCTCGTGGCCGTCCGTCACGACCATCAGGAACACCTTGGCAGGCTTCTCGCCCGTGCGGTGCCGCTCCTCGACCTGCGCGAGCGTGCGGCCGACCGCATCGAGCAGCGCCGTCGCCCCGCGCGGCACGAGCGGCAGCTCCTTCACCGTCCCGATCTCCACGCCGTCGTGCAGGATCTCGTACTCCGTGTCGAAGTGGCAGTACGTCAGCCGCGTCTTCGGGTCCCGGTCCTGCTCGGTACGCAGAAATGTGTTGATCCCGCCGTGTGCGTCCGACAGCCACGACCCCATCGAGCCGCTGCGGTCCACAATCATGATGATCTCGTTCGTCCCGTTCGCGTTCTCGGTCATTTCATGCCTCCATGTACTCCGCGTCGGCCTCGGCCAACACATCTTTGAGAAGGCCGAGCACCTCGACCTTCGTGCGGTTGTCTTTGTCCTGCCAGCGCTCGATCGGCATCGCCTGCCCGACCCGACACTGAATTGCGTCGCGCACACGCCGCTTGGCGCGCTGGGCCCCGAAGTGCGTCCCGCGCCACGCCTCGTACTCGCTGCCTTTGTACTCGGCCCGCAGTTGCCGGGCCCCGTAGAGGATCGCCCCGGTCAGGCTGTAGCGGTGGCCCATGCGGAAACTGCCCTGGCACCAGCCCGCCGCGATCAACTCGGACGCCCGGTACAGGATCTCGCGCTCCGCGAGGCCGACCTCATAGGTTTCCGGCATCGCGCGTGTCGATCACGTCTTCGGGCTGGCCGATCAGCCGGAATAGAACGTCAATCAGCGGGATGGCGAGCGCATTCAGGCAGTAGCGGTCCTGAATGAGAGCCCGGAGTGCGAAGAGCTGCTCGGTCGTCAGCGTCGCCGGGGACCACCACTTCGCCTCGTAGATCCGCTCGTGCCAGTCGCGCTCGGCGAACTCCGCGAAGCTCTTGACCGCCTCGATGAAGGCGGGCACATGCTCGCGTCCGCGCTCGATCGACTCCTGAGTCCGCTGCTCCAAGCGCTGACGCCGCCGCTGCTGATCCGTCAGGATCGCTTGGACTTCCGCCGACTCCGCCTCCGGCCGCTGCACATAGTCGGCGGCGACCTCATCCTCCGTCAGCTCGCCGCCGTCCGTCCGCTGCGGGCCGCCGCCCTCGTACCCGCCCGCCCACCGTTCGTCCTCCTCAGTGGGCTGAGCCGCGGTCTCGAACGTCGGCCGCAGCACGGCCTCGAACGTCCCTGGCAGCACGGCCTCGCGGGCCGGTTCGGGCGTCCCGATCGCTCCCGCACGCGCACGCGCTTCCTGACAGCCGAAACCGTGCAGCGCCGCTTCCTCGGCTCCGCAATCCGGGCACGCCATCAAGAATCCTCGACAATCGGGTGCTCGGAGAGAAACTGTCGAGTCTCGGCGTCGAAGCCCCACTCGCCTGCCTGATCCGCGAGCCCGTGAGAGCGCGCGCTCTCGTCGAGGCGCCGGATGAACGCACGCCGCGCATCGGCGCTCGCCCCGCCCGTCATCGCGTGGGCCGACCCAATCGCGATCACGCGCGTCGTGCGCGCCGACTCGTGAAGCCGGAGAATCTCCTCCGACTCGGCCTCTGTAGCGACTGCCTGAGAACGGTACATCGAACCTCCTGTGTGGCTAACGCCCCAAACGAATGGGGTGTAGAACCCGATTTCCAGAACACGTATAAACGTCAGCGCCTACGCCGACTTGTAAAATAGTGCTTGACACGATTTCCAGGGCGTGCTCCCTCTTCGTATCTACCTGAAATCGCTGCAATAGAGCGTCTTCGCCGCTCCTCAACCCTCCGGCCCGCAAGCTCTCCCAGCAGGTTCCCGATCGCGCAGCCCACCAGCCACGAAGCCGTGATCCCAGCCAGTACCGGCACCCACGGCGCCAGCTCCGGCCACTCCACCGGCCCCATCAGTGCACCGTCGGAGGCTTCGGATGATGCCCCCCGTGGAAGGTCCGCAAGAGCCGCTCCAGATCCGACTGCTCCACAGTCAGCTCCCCAAGCTCCCGCTCCATCCGAGCCGTGATCGCCTCCAGCTCCAACCGAGCCCGCTGGTGAGCCAACCTCGCCCGCCACAGCACCCGCGCCGCGACCAGACACAGCCCCACCGCGCTCCACAGCACCCAAATCGCCACAGTACCTCCCAGGTACCCCCGGCCGGGGCCCGGCACTACGAAGGTGAGTCGTGATGCCTGTTGCCTGTGGGGTGAGCCCCGACCGAGGGCATAGGCAACATAGCACCATAGGTGGTGGCCGCACAAGGGGCCCGCAGCGAGTGGGGACCCGACTGGTGGCACGGGACGGAATCGAACCGTCGACACCCCGGACTTCAACCGGGTGCTCTACCGGCTGAGCTACCGCGCCAGAACCAGGGTAGCACCACGGGTGGGGCGCGACACCCGAACGGTCCTACCTGCTGCCGGGTACCAGGGCCCCTTCCCCGACAGCAACCACCCTTCCCATGCCCACGCCGATCGCCGAACGGTCTCCGCACGGACTGCGTGGCCTCGGACCACCATGAGTGTGGCACACGGCGCATGTAGGTGTGGGTCCTATCATGCCCCCCCGCCGTCGTTGTGGGACCCATTCGGGGGGTGCCCCCCCCGCTGTTGTGCGTCTGCGTGCTTTCTCCGCTGAGGCGGCCCTGCCTCCGGGCCGATTCTGACGTGTTTATACGGACTCCGAGCCCGTTCTGGTGTCGGATTGGTGGGGAAGCGATACCGTTCGCCTCCGATCCGGTCCGTCAGGCGGCGCCCGTCTATACCTGCATGTTCCCTCGCGCCCGTTACACTCCCACCCATGCGTAAACCGCGGTTGACTTTCCCGAAGGACCGTTGGCCTGCCGATGCGTGGCCGCCACTGCTGAAGCGTGGTCGCAGTCTGCATCACTGGCCGAAGGATGACTGGAAGCGTAAGCACCCGATCCGGTTGATGTTGCGGCCTTGGGAAATGCGGGTGATGGAGGAGCTGGGGATGCGTTGGGGTGTGCCGACGGGGACGGTGGGCTGGATCATCTTGCACGAGCGTCTCGCGTACTTTGGTAGACGTTCCGTGGAGTTGGGTGCGCCTGGGATGGATCTGGTGGCGAAGCACTATGCTACGCGCGGTGCGATCCGTTTAGACGACGCTTGCCTCCCTGACGGTGAAGGTCGGGACGGAGGCGAGAGTTGAGCCGGGCGCCGCGTTCTCGACCGCTGTGGCCGATGGCACGGATTCGTGAGGCTCGGGGTCTATCGGTGCATGACGTGTGCTCGCTGTGCCGGACGTCGCCGGAGACGGTACGGGCGCTGGAGCACGGCGATGTGTACGGCTTGAAGCTCAGGACTCTCGTGCGTTTAGCCGCGGGTCTACAGGTGTCTCCAGTCGATTTGGTGCCGGGTCTAAACGTGGTTCCGGCGAAGCCCATGCGTCCGTGGGCTAATGCCCCCAGGGCTAAGCGGGGCGTGGGTGAGGCCGAGGGTGTAAACGTCTCACCCTCCCGCTCTAACGGCCAGAATGAGCCTGCCTAATTAGCAGGACGGGCGTACAAAGGTGTAAGATTCATTCTCTGCCGGTTAGAGATCTTTACCCTCCGCCATCCGTGGTCTATCTTCCCCTTTGAATCGAAAGGCGCCGGATGGCGCGGGAGGGTCGCAGGATGAGTCGCTACGGAAACCGGGAGGAGTGGCTACAGGCCGCCATCCCCGGACTGTCCGCTCTGCTACAGGCGGACGCATGGGGCGAGCTGGAAGAGCCGGACGGGGGCTTCCCCGAGGTCCGGGTCTCGGTCGGGTTCCCGAAGGGCCGTCAGGGTCGGGGCGTCGCCATCGGACAGTGCTGGGACGTGTCCTGCGCCGACGATCGCCGGGCGCAGATCTTCATCCATCCCGGCCTACTGGTGAATGACTCCGCGTATGACGTGCTCGGGACGTTGCTCCACGAGCTGGTGCATGCGTTCGTCGGGGTCCAGCATGGGCATAAGGCGCCGTTCGCGCAGGTGTGCCGCAAAGTGGGGCTTGAGGGGCCGCCGACGGCCACGCATGTGCCGGTCGGCTCGTGGATCGGTCTGGCGCTGGAAGCGCTGGAACGCGAAGTGGGTGAGTACCCTCACGCGCGTCTAAACGATCCCACGCTGGGGCGCCTGCCTTCGGGTCCGGGGTTCCCGATCTTCCCCGGCGGGCCGCTGGGTCCGACCGATCCGGGCAAGGGTCCGCCGAAGTCCGGGCGCAGCCTCAAGTACGTATGCCCGGCGGACTGCGGGACGATCGCGCGCATGAGCAAGACGCAGGCCGCTCGCGGCATGGTCGGGTGCAAATGCACTGGCGAGCACCTGACCCTCGTGCCTGGGGACTGAGATGACCGGGCGGCCCTTCGGGGCCGCCTCATCCCTCCCGGTCGCGGCAAACGTCGCGGTCGGAATGGATGGGCCGAACGAAAGCGCGTGTAAACGCGCGGGAGGGCACAATGAGGCTTCCGATGTTCCACACTGTCGAGCGGGCGCTACAGGCGCGCGAGCGGCTCCGGGTGACGGCGGCGCACGCGCAGGATCGCAGGCTCCGGGCGCTGGCGACGCATCCCCGGACGGACAGGTCCGAGATGCTGGCGCGGACGTTCGGGCGCAGGGCCGAGGATCTGCGCGCGATGGCGCAGGTCGCCGATCGCATGCTCCGCCAGCTCGGGCGGGCGGACGGATGATCGGCCTGGAACTGGCGCTGGCGGGCGTCGCCGCGGCATGGGGCGCGGGCGTCGCCAGCGGGGTCATGCTGGCCGGGATCGCCCGGATGCGGCGCGAGCTGCGGTCGATGAGGGGCGGCTAGATCGGAGGTGCGATCCGACGGCCCGCGTGTAAACGCGGGACCGTCGAATGGCAACTCGGATGCACCGGGAAGCTGCGCGCGGCGTGTAGACGCGCGGGAGGGATGCGATGCGCGACGGCGACGAGCCCGCATTTGGGCTGGAGGTCAGGGATCTGGAGCTGCGGCTCTTCGGGCTCGCGGAGCGGATCATGCTGCTGGCCGGGGCCACCAGCATGACGGTTGCCACCGTCTCAGCGATTGATGAGCGGCTCCGGTCGATCGACCGGCTGGTCGAGGATGCGGAGGCGCGAGACGACGAGAGCTAGGCTGGAGGTTCGATTTCAGGGCGCGCGTCTAAACGGGCGCGCGACCCTGAGACCGACACTCGGGTCGGATGCGCGTTTACACGCGCGGGAGGGCAGCATGGATCGACTGGTGGACGTTTGGCCGAGAGGTTGGATCGCGCGGCGTGTCTGGCGCGCGAGGATGCGGCATGCGTCGCGCACATTCGAGACCGACACGAAGGATCGCATCGGCTTGCTACTGATCGGTTTCAGCGTCGGCACGCTGATCGGCGCCGCCGCGGTGCTCGACCTGATCGCCCGGTATTACGAATGCGTGTAAACGTACCGGACGGGCACGAGTGGGTGGTGTGCAACGCGCTGCTACTTCTCGCGGAGCACTATCAGCGGCTCGGGGATCGGGTCGAGGCATCGCGCGGCGGGGATCGCGCGGCCACTGCGCGCCAGCATAGGCTGGAGGCGAATGACATCCTCCGGCTCGCGCTGCTCTTCTCGCCATCGCGCGAATGGACGGACTGTCTAAACAGTCACGTCAAGAACGTCACATAGACCGGAGGGTAGATCGGGCGCGGCGTGTAAACGCACGCCGCGCCTCATGTACTCTCGGGGTTTACCGGCCCTTGACAGTCCGCCATCGGTGGACTATAATAGGGTCTCAATCGCACATGCGCGGATTCGCGCGGGAGGCCGAATGTTCGAGATGGAGATCGAGATAGAGGATGCGAACGGCGACTCGGTGCTGCATGAGGTCATGGTGGACTCTGAGTCCGCCATCGAGGCGGCGGCGATGAGCCTGACGCCCGACGAGCTGGCCGAGGTCATCGCGTTTGCAATCGACGCCGACCAGCGCGAGGCGCTGCTCAACGTGCTGGTCTAGCGCGACGCGAGCAGCGGAACGCCAACCGTGGGGCGGGGCGTGTAAACGCTCCGCCCCCTTTCACGTAAGGGGATCGCCTATGCGATTCAAGCTGCGCCGGGGTAAACACTTCCGGCGCACGGGCGCGGTGCTCGTCGCACTGCGCTTCGACGGAGCCGAGGCCGAGGCGCTGCGAGGCGCTGCGACCGAGGAGGAGTGTGCGGTAAGCACGCTCGCGCGGCGCATGGTGCGCCACTGTCTCGCGGATCTCGACCGCGAGGCAGACACCGATTCGGACTGAGAGCCGAATCCCCGCGTTTAGACGCGGGGAAGTCCGGGGGTTCCGCCTCGGGCCTGACGAGCCCCTTCGGGGGTCGCGAGGCATGTCGCCGCGCGGGCAGGGTTCAGTCATGCGCGGATAAACGCGCGGGAGGGTGCCCGTCATGGGATGGGAAGACGACCAGCGCGAGCGGTTGCGCTCGGGGTATTACAAGCCGCCTCCGTGGGGCGAGATGCCGTGGATTAGCGCGAGTTGGAATTCTCCGATGTTTTCAGCGGCGCGCAGACTGCACTTTCCGCATGTCTCGCGCGATGAGCCAGCGAAGCTGGCCTACACGCGCAGCGCGGAGCATGGCGAAGCTGACCGCCAGACGAAGACGCGACCGGGGAAGTACCTCACCAAATTCTACGCGCGGCTTCTAGCGCCCGAGGCAATCGCCGAATGGGCGGCGGCATGGGGCGCTGCGGCGGCTCCACCGACGCTGGAAATCGCCTTGACGCCGGATGAAATCGAGGCCGTTTATACGAGCGGCCCGCGGTCCTGCATGTCGCATGAAGTGAGTCAGTACGATACGAACGGGGTTCATCCGACGCGCGCATACGGCGCCGGGGACCTTGGCATCGCCTACGTCCGAAATGACGCGGGCGATATTCAAGCGCGGTGTCTCTGCTGGCCGGAGAAGAAGCTCTACAGGGGGTTCTACGGGGACCCCGCTCGGCTGGAGCGCGTGCTTCAGGATGACGGTTACACGCGGGCGGAGGCTGGAGCATTCAACGGCGCCCGGTTGCTGCGGCTTCCGGTGCCGGATGCGGGCGACGAGCGGCTCGTAGCGCCGTATATCGACGCGTATGAGGTCAGTCTACTCGGCCCCGATGGCGCGGAGCACGAGGATTACATCTACGTGGACGCCAGGGGCAGCTACAGCCCCGGTACGCAAGGGGTTATTCGGGCATGTCCGACGTTTAGATGCGGGCGCTGCGAAGACCAGTGCGACGAAGACGAAGGCCGCAGCGTAGGCGATGAGATATGGTGCGAATCCTGCGTAGACAATTCGTCTATCTGGTGCTCGCACTGCGAGACGGCGCAGCCGGAAGATGATTACGAGTGTGTAAACGACGAGACATGGTGCCGGGCCTGCGCGGACGATGACGCGTTCTATTGTGAGGAGTGCAGCGCCAGCTATCCGAGCGATGATGAGGTGTACGTGGAAAGCAAGGGCCGGTCATACTGCGAGGATTGCGCGCCGCCGCCCTGCGAGCACTGCGACGAGCGTGTAGAGCTGGTGACGACGAAGGCCGGAGAGGATCTCTGCGCGGATTGCGCGACCGAGTGCAATACCTGCGGAGACTTCTATCCCAGCGGAGACGTTGAGGATGGCGATTGCGAGGAGTGCCGGGAGGATGAGGAGGAAGCGGCGTAGCGTCTAAACGCGGCCTTGACATACCGCCATCGGTGGTGTATCTTCTACCTCTCGGATGGAGGGAAGCGGACATATTGCAGGGCGGAACCCTCCCCGCCCGCCGGGAGTCGAGCGCGCCACCAGCGCGCTCCTCCCGGTACACACATGCGCCTCCGGGGAAGCGCGGGGTCTAATGGTCTGCCTGCGGGCAATACATGACCGGGACCGCGCCCGGTCCCCGGAGCCGATTCTGACAGGCGGGGAAGCTGCGTTAGCGCACGGGCGCGCGGCTTCCCCGCCGGAGGGGCGTTTACACATGACACATCGGATCGGGCGTAATCTGGAGCACCGGCCCCGCTGGCGCGTGAGAATTGCGTATCACGTCCGCAAGCGGGCCGATGCGATTATCCGCGCGCACCATGAGAGCCGCTGGATCAAGGGCGGCACGGGCGCGGATCGGACCTGCGACGAGAGCTGCCCGTACTGCGGCTATGAGTGCGGAGACTGCGGCTCGCCGCGGTGACTGCGAGCTGCGAGGCTCGCGCGCTTCACCGAAGCGGGGCACATGACTGCGGGCTGCGGGGCGAGGGCGAATTGATAGGAGCGAGGCGAATGGCAGTGAAGTTCCACAGACAAGTTTTCGAGGTCGAGGGCTGCGGGCGTGTCCCCTATGACATGCTGCGCTACGACCGATGCTGGCCCGCCGACGAGCCGACGGCGCACCGGATCGAGAAGGCCCGCGCCGACAACACGGTGCGGCGGTTCCGGCTCATCCGGTACGTGGCCGACGACACGCACGAGCCCTGCGTGCCGCGTTGGGCGGGGTTCGGCTGGAAGATCGTGGCGGGCTCGATCCACACGGAGAGGTTCCCGGTATGAGCGACGAGATACCGAGGAAGCACGACCCTGACCGCGATGCCTGCGAACTGTGCGATGGCACGCAGGGCACGCCGGGGAACGAGAACATCATCGAGGGCGTCGTCGTCTGCGACTACTGCTCGGTGCAGTACCGCAAGGCGCTGGAGCTGGCAGCGGAGAGAGCACGATGCGCCCGATGAATTTCCCTCACCGCCGCGAGGCGAGGCAGCGCGAGGCAATCGCACGGGCCGACGCCCGCAGTGGGGCGCCCGCACCTGGGCAGCAGCTCAGCCTGAAGGAATCCGTCAAGCACGGGCACCTGAAGGGCAGCGAGGCCGCGCTACTCGCGCGGGGCTTCTGGCAGTGCAGCGTGTCGAGCACGCGCACCGGCCGCTGGCTGCTGCGCCGATCACATGGAGGGATCAAGAAGTAATAGATCGCGCGACGCCGCCCCTCGGCAGAGGGGGGTAAGAGGCACTGCGCCCTGCCGGGGCGGTGTCAGGGCTATATCAGAGTCGCCCCTTCGGGGGAGCGGTAACAGGCCGTGGAGCCGGGTGGGAATCCGGTCGGATCGCGCGAGAGCCGGAGTGGTCGGAATTGGCAGACACGCCCGACTCAAAATCGGGTGCCCGTGAGGGCGTGCGGGTTCGACTCCCGCCTCCGGTACCAGATCAGGGCGGCGGGTTTACACCTGTCGCCCTTTCTTCGTGCCGCGTGTTTATACGCCGCGCGTAAACGGTCCACTCACGTTTACACTCCGAGCTGCGGGGCGCGGGTTTAGACACGGAGCGTGGCACAGCCGTCTAAACGTGAACTTGACAAAGCAACACAAGTGGTGTATCTTCTGTACCAGAAGCGCGGGAGGTCCGCGCTGGAGGCAGGATGCAAGACTGTCAGGGATACCCGCTCCAGGCGGGATGCAGAGTGCGGGTGGATCAACCCGAGCGCACGTACCAGGGGATGACCCTGCCTGCGAAGCGCTGGTGGGGATTCATCCAGTCGCTCGACGAGAGCACCGAGGGCGTGCTCGTACAGCGGCAGGGCTACGGGACCCACACAGTCCCGGCTCGCCACTGCACGACGCTACGCGTCTCAGACGAGCAGCGTGGCCAGCGAGATCGTGAAGAGTCCGATCTCGCACTGGCTTCAAGCCGACTCCGCCGGAAGCGGGTATCGAGCCCGAGAGCGCGGCGAAATTAGCTTGACAGTACGCCACGCATGTCTTATATTTACCCTGTGTTGCGGGACTCTATCGGCAGCCTTGCCGGTTAGTCCCGCTGCCTCCGTTTACACCCCGGATGGGAGGAATGGAGATGCGACAACTGATCGAGGGCAGCGATGGCGGCTGGTGGGTGTATTACACCGACGCGGAACGCGCGCTGCTCTCTTCACTGCTGGGCCGGGAGATCACGATGCTTCCCACCTCATACGCGCTGCGAGACTTCACAGCGGAGAAGGTGCAGGAGATCACGCTCAACATCGGCGTGCACGTCGAGCTTCCGAACCCGCACTACATGGCGGTCGAGGGCCAGCGCGTGAAGCTGGCGACCGCCTAAGAAGGGGACCGACATGGCACGAGCGAAGCAACACCGAGGTCCCACAAAGGAAGGGAAGCGCGCTGTGATGGTGCACCTCGAACCGGACGTTTTCGAGCGGCTGCGCCAACTGGCCGACGCCGATGAGCGGAGCGCCACGGCGCAAGCCCGGATCATCCTGCGGCTGGAGATCAACCGTCAGCACGCCTCGATGATCGCCAATCAGGACGACCCGGCGCTGGAGGTCGACCCGGCGCTCGACCTGTGCCCGTACTGTCATCGCCCCGGTGTTGACTGTGACGCCGCACCGTGCTCGGGCGAACTCTACGAGCGGGCCGGGATCAAGCATGTCGCCCCCGACTCCGATTAGACGCTTCCCCCCCCACGCGCTCTCGCAAGAGGACGCGGCGGTCCTCGTGTCGTCGTGCCGAGGGGGCACGGCGGCGCGGGATCGCGCCCTGCTCGTCATTCTGTGGCGGGCAGGGCGGCGGG